TAGCCTTTTTTATAGATGCTCTCATTATATTTACATATTTCTTCTTATTGTGAGAAACTTTATAATCTGCTTTATAGTTATTATTAAAATCAATACTCTTAAGACCATTTGTAAATTCACGAAAATGTCCAAAACTCGCTATACATTTATAACTATTTCCCAGAAATCCTTCTATTTTTTTGCATTTTGCTGGAGATTCAACGATTATCAATATCATCAAATATTAAATAATAATATAATTTAATATTTAAACTAATTAAAATAATGTTTTCAATTTTTATTTACAGGGACCGCTTCTATAGTTACCTCATAATCTCTAACATTTGATTTAGTTCTTTCAGTTCTTTCAGTTCTTTCAGTTCTTTCAGTATATATATTATAATTTGTCATTTCAGGATGTGTTATATTTCTTTTTTTATAAAAAAAAAAATTATAACAACAACAGTATTTTTCCATTATATTATATTAAAAGAAATTCATTTTCTTTTTGAGACTCTATCTTTATAACGTTAAATGTTTCAATGTTTTCACCAATGTTTTCACCAATGTTTTCACCAATGTTTTCACCAATGTTTTCATTCGATACAATAAAACCTTCCACCCAATAACGAACAAATGGGAAATTCTTATTTTGTTCTTTAACCCACAAATTTTTTTTATTTAATTCTCCGAAAGAGTGCCAATTACCATAATCATATTTATTTATTTTTTTATCATACCACGCAACCCTTATTCTTATATTTGCTTCCATATAATTATTGTAACCCCAATTCTTTTAAGTAATTGTCCCAAAATTTGTTTACTTCGCCACTCAAAATATGTCGCGACTCATTCGAATTTTTCTTACCTGCGTTATCATAACAACGCAAAATTGTTTCATTAAATTCTACATTACACCAAGTTGGTTTCATTTTTTCGACTTTATATTTTGCATTTTCAGTTCTATAATAATATATTTCATTCATTGGGTTATAATTACCGCTTGAAAATTTTATTTGAATTTTATCAATTATAATATTTGCAATTCTCTTTGGATATGTCTCTTCTAAAAATTTTTTATTTTCATATTTTTTTGGTATTATGGTCTCGCCTATAAAAGTTGGAATATCTCTATATAATAATCTTTTAGTTGATGTTGATTTTACTGCACATAATTTACAAAATACCACCGAATCCGTTAAGTCAATAAAATCAACTTTTCCTTTTGATAATAAGTCATATAATGTATTAAGAATATCAATAATAATATATTCGTGCGATTTTACAGCATGATGTGTATAAACCGATTTATGTAATCTGTATCTGGTGGTGAATAATGAAAATATTTCATAGTTGAGTTTATGACACCATGTTAATTGACGAATTTCTTCTTCACCGTCCAATACTTCAAGATAATTTGTGACTGCTGCTCTAACATCGGTAATTAATCTTTTAAAGTTATTATTTTGCCCTATTTCGCCAATATAAAACGAATCTCTTTGTATATAATCTATTTTATCAACATCTAACTGACATTGTTTGTTTGCTATAATCTGGTAGTACCATTTATTTACATTTTCTTTTGATGGATTAATTAATTCACAAATAATGTCAAATTCTTCGTCGCTAATATCTAAATTATATTTTTCTATCATATTTTTAAATATATCACATCCCCGTTCTTCATGTTCTTTCTCACCTTTCAAAATAACATAATGGTCCCATAAGTGACTAAAAGGACCATGGCCAATATCGTGAATTAACCCAGCTATCTCTATCAACTCTATATCTCTTTTAGAAATATCTAAATACGGCTGATTTTTTTTTATATTTTCTATCATTGTTTTACCAAGATACGATACGGCAATACTATGTTCAAATCTTGTATGCGTTGCACTTGGAAAAACATAATTTGTTGCACCCAATTGTTTTAAATCGCGCAATCTTTGAAATTCGGGAGTGTCAATGATTTTTTGAATGTTTTCACTTATTGGTATAAAACCATGAATTGTATCATAAATCTTTTTTACCTTCGCCATGTTTATTATTATTTGTTTTAATTAAAAACAAATAATAAAATATATCAATTTATTATTGCATTTTTTTGAATTCATTCCAACTAATAGACTTTGCTTTTCTTGTTTTTACTGGTTTCTTTTTATTTTTTTTATCTAATTTATTACCTTCTCTCATGGCACTATCGATATAAATTTCTTTTAGTATTTTACCAACCTCAAAACTCGCTTGATGCTGGTCACATTCACCTTCTTCTATCTTTTCCAAAACTAACAAAAATTTATGAAATAGATTTAAGTCAATGTTATCCTTATAAATTTTATTGAATATATTTGTATAATTTTTATATAAAAAAGAACATTGTTTTTCTACCATATTGCGTAAATTTTTACCATTTAATCTTGTATATTTTGTTTTTAATTCTATCATTTTAGTAATTTCTTCTCTAATTTTTTTACTATGTTTTAAGTCTCTTATTTTATCCGTCGTTGATTCATACTTGTATTCTTTAACTAAATTTTTCAAATCTATACTTTCTGTTTTATTCATTAAAATATTTATTTATTTTGTTTTTATATTTATATTTATATAATATATATGGTTAAGGGAAATAATAAACGAAATCGTACACGAATGAAAGGCGGTGCTGTGGATTTTGACACAGTAGAAATTAATAATACTGGTTGTTCCACATCTAGCGAATGTGCAACTGAACAAATGGCAAAGCAAGACGCCGGAGCAAATGAACAAATAAATATGAAAAATCAAATGGGTGGTTCTCAATCAGTTTTAGCGCAAGAAGTCGATGGTTCTTCTGACCAAGATGCAGCTTTACAACAACAAATACAAAAAACAGCTTACCAGGGACAAGCAAATGCCGAGTTTGATAATAATGCAGGAAAAATTGGTGGTACACGCAGAAAACGCAGAAAACGCAGAAAAAGCAGAAAAAGCAGAAAAAGCAGAAAAAGCAGAAAGCGTAGAAAAAGCAGAAAAAGCAGAAAAAGCAGAAAAAGCAGAAAAAGCAGAAAAAGCAAAAAACGCAGAAAGCGTCGAAAAAGCAAAAAAAGAAAATAATTTTATTATTTAAAATTTTATTATTTAAAATAAAATTTTAAATAATAAAATAATTGTATATTTTAATAATACCCGATGAGTTATTTTTATGATGTAATGTCTTCATTTTTAATATTATTAATTTTTGGTATAATATTTTTAGGATTAATTATAGCGGCAATGGCAAAAAATATAGAAAAAAATTGGCCCAAATATAAGTGTAATCCAATAGTAATACCCATGGCAGGATATCTTGGGAAAGATGCAGTAAAAAACTTCACAGAATGTATTGGAGATATTCAAGGTGGTTTTATGGGATTATTTTTAGCGCCTCTAAAATACATTATGGCGATGTTAGCTGGTTTAGGTGCAACGATTATGGAATCCGTTGAAAATGTAAGAGGGATGTTTAATTCTTTGGTTGATGGTATTTTAAATATGTTTGGTTCTATTTTAGGTATATTTTTAAACATTGGAATACAAATGCAATTAATGATGGTAAATATTAAAAATTTAATTATGAAAATTGTTGGTATTTTATATACATTTGGTCTTTTTTTTGCAAGCGTTGCCATAACATCAAAAAGCATTATGAAAGGACCAATTGGAGACTTACTTAATGCTTTTGGTTGTTTCCCCCAAAATACAAAAATAAAATTATTAGATGGGACATATAAAGAAATGTCGAAATTAAATCTAGGTGATAAGTTGATTTCGGGTGGCAGTGTTCATGCCATATTAAGGGTAAGAGGTAGTGAAAAAAATAAATACTATAAGATTTATAGCAATGAATTAAAAGATTATATTTATGTTACTGGTGACCATTTAATAAACGATAAAGGTAAATTTAAACCAGTAAAAGATTATAAAGAAGCAATAAAAACAAATAAATGGGATAAAGAAATGAGTTGCTTGGTAACAACAAACAATTTAATACCAATTGGGGAGTATATTTTTTGGGATTGGGAAGATTAAATTTATAATATTATCCTATTACTATATAAATGAATAATATTAACAAATTAAAGAAATTATTATTATTAATGGAAAAACAAAACAATTATTTTTATATACATGGTGGTGATATACTAATAACGTTTTTTTCATTATTAGTAACATGGGGTGTTTTCTCATATCTTTCTTTAAAAAAAAAACAAAATTATTATAAAAAAAATTGGCCAAAACATAAATGTGACCCAGCGATTACACCATTTGCTGGATTTTTAAATCCACCACCCGGTAGTAATTTTAAAGAAAAGATGGATTTCACGGTAAAAAATTATGCAATTTGCAATATGAATATTTTACAATCAAATGTTGGATTGTTTACAAAACCAATGAAAGGTGCTCAAAGTATGATAGCTTTTTTATTGATGATAGCACTTTCTTCTTTAGATTTTTTAAGAAATATTTATAATATTATCAGGAATGTTTTTATGGATATTATTAGTAAATTATTTGGAAAATTTGCGAATGTAATGATTCAACTGCAATTATGGTTGGCAAATCTAAAAGACACGTTTTGGAAAGTAGGTGGAACGCTAATTAGTTTCTTCTTTTTTGGATTAGCATCAATGTATACAGCACTATCTGTATTAAATAATTTAGTAGCTGTTGTTTTAATTATTTTAGCAATTGTTACAGTTGTTTGTTTATTTTGGTTAGCCATGATTTATATCAACCCATTTTTGGGTGTCCCATCATTTATATTGTGGTCTATAACATATTTGGGTATGGCTGTTCCTCTTATTATTGTTGCCGTTTTTGCAGCAATAGTTAATGGAACAGCAAAACAACAGCAGTGTGATGCTGACCCAAATTGCTGTTTTCATGGAGAAACTTTGGTGCAAACCGAAAATGGAGAAAAAAAGATGCGTAATATAAAAATAGGTGAAAAGTTGAAAAATAATAATATTATTCATTCCATTATGAAAATAAAGCCCAACGAACCACTCTATAATTTAAATGATGTTTTGGTTTCAGGCAACCATTATTTTTATTGTAAAGAAAATGGTTATATGAAAGTAAAAGATTCAAAATATTCAAACATAACAGACGTTAAAACTGATTATTACTATTGTTTAATTACATCAAATAAAGAAATTATTATAAATGATACTAAATTTTGTGATTGGGATGATTTGGATATTACGGATACGTTGCAAATAAAAAATATGTTTAATATTGATAATATTGATGAATTGAATGATAAATTTAATACTTGTTTTAATCCAAATACAATTATTTATTTAAAAAATAACAAAAAGAAAATAAAAAATATTAAAATAGGAGATGAAATGATTGATGGAAGTATTGTCGAATGTATTATAAAAACCAAAGAACCGAAAAATGTTAAGCAATATAATATCAATAATAAAACTATTATTGGAAAAAATATATATTTTTCAAATTTAGGAGATTTTAATAAAATGAAAGAAAAAATAGTTAAATCAAAAGGAGAACTAATTTATTATTCAATAATTACCAATACAGGTATATTAAATGTTGAAAATATTGAGGTGAAAGACCATAATTCCGTTTTGGATACACTTATTGATAAATTCAACAGAAACTTTTAATAATTTAAAATATTTTTTAAGAAAATTTAAATTAGAGAGAATTATATTATCTTTTTATTATGTATAATATGAAAATGAAACTTTTTGGCTATAAATGTAGATTAGAAATTATGGTAATATGTGTTATCATTGGTATTTTTATTGGTGTTAATACTATGTGCGGTTGTTCTTGTGGAAAAAAAGAGGGATTTGTTTCACCAAGTAGACCAGCACAAGTTAGCGATAATGGTATGGGTATCGGTGTTCCGGGACAAAATGGCGGCGACGAAACTTGGAGAAAACATATGCCTAATAATTCTGAAATGAAAATGAATAATACTAATATACAAAGTATGTCATTTTTTGCAAATAATGACTTTACCGCCGATTGCTGTAGTTACTCGTCTTATAGTGGAAGTGGTGGGTGTGCTTGCATTACACCGGAACAAATTAAAACTTTAGATAATAGAGGAAACAATTGCAGTGGAGCCGATTGCACTATTTAATTATTATCTTTCAAATTTAAATTACATTTATCACAATAAATAATAAGCTGGCTCCCTTCACCATATTTATTATCTATATAATCCTTTATCCAATTATGATTACATTCTTCTCTAATAATTTCTTCCGTATTTTTTATAACCTCTTTTAAATTTATAATTTCTTGTTGTTTTCGCCATAATTCAGTTGTTAAAAATTCTCTATTTTTTATAAGAGTTGTTATCATTATAACTTAATATATATATTTTTTTTAATATTTTTTTTAATATTAAAAAAAAATATTAAAAACCTTTCAAATATTACATATCTTTAAATCCATTCGTGTGCATTTTTATACAATTAACGTAGCCAAGTTTTTTATGATATGTAAATTTACTTCCATTTGATGCTGAATTGTCTTCATTATTTATTTCGATATAATTTTTAATATTATCCGTTGTTGAATCGGTTATTGTTTCAGGAATGCTGTTATTCATTATAATATTTCCTGTATATGCATTGCTAATATCAGTATTATATTCATTATTATTTTTAATAATTGCACATTTATTTTCACTAAATTTTTCAATATCAAAATTACTACTTAAATCAGGGTTTGCAGTTACACATTTATTATTTTGATAATAGTCAAAATACCCCTTTGTTAAATTAATTAAATTTGAGTGATTATTGACTTTAGTAATTTTATTTCCTTTAATGCACGTTATTTTATTTTTTACAGGATTATTTGATAAATCATAGAACAAATTAAAATTTCTCTTCCTTTCTATGTATTCTTTAGCTGTTTTATTTTGATTACTATTTCTAAATATATTCATATTATGTATAATAAAGATAAATTAAAATCTTATAATTTATTATATTTAAATGGATAACTTAAATTATGATTTGGATAATTATTCACAAAATGATTTATGCGATATGTTTGATATCACAATAGATGAAAATTTTGACAAAACGTTATTAAATGGTAACTACAATAAAATGATTACTAACGTAAAAGGTGAAATACATATCCCAGAAGAAGAAAAAGAAAATATTTTAAAATTTCTAGATAAGGCTTTTAAAAAATTATTGGAAAAAGATGCTGAATATAAATTAACAGAAGGAAACTTCATGCCAAATTTAGAAAAAAATGACATTTTTTCAAAAGAAAAACCAGTTATTAAAAAAGAATTCAAAAAAGAATTAACTTCTTTAATAAATCCAATTAAAACAAGATATGTGACAAAATTATTAAATGTTAATACATTGTTCAGGAAAAATTATTATATGCAAAAATCGACCGACTTTATTATTGATTTACCCGAAACATTAAAAAATGTCACTAGCATAACGCTTTCCAATACAGAAATACCTAATACAATTTATTCTTTTTCTTCGGATACCGGAACAAATGAGTTTACTATTGAGACCTATGATGGGAATTATACTAACAAAAAAACTACGACGGTGCGTATCAAAAATGGTAATTATTCAGCAAAAGAACTTGTTGATTATTTAAATAAATATATTTTTTCAAAAGATACAACATTGAAAAGAATTGCATGCAATTATGATAATATTACTAAAAAAATATCATTTTTTAGAGATACTAGAATTGATGTATCCGGTGGAATAGGAGACGCAAATATTTTATTTTTCAACATTGATTGGAGATTAAAAGACAAACCAAATCGCTCTATACAATTAAATATGGGATGGATTTTGGGATTTAGAAAAGAATATTATTCTTATGAAGATGACTATGTTGATATTAGTAAAGTATCTTTTGATAAAGGAGAGGGTTTTGAGGCAGAAAGTTGTTTTCAAAATTTAAATGGACAAAGATACATTTTTCTCTCCATTGATGATTTTAATAAGAACTATTCGAAAATGTTATTTTCGCCATTTGAAGATTCTGTTATTAATGACAACAACATATTTGCAAAAATAAATAATGATAGCGATACCTTTGATTATACAAATGGAGATGTTGATTATCAATTCAAAAGACAATACTTTGGTCCCGTAGACCTTATGAAATTGCGTGTAAGATTATTGGACGAATATGGTCGCGTCGTTTCGCTTAATAATGCTGATTACTCATTTACAATTAAAGTTGAACAACTTTATAATTTAAATGCTACAGAATAATTATACTTTTCTACTTTTAGAAAAAGTAGGACAAAACAACGAATAAAAATAAAAAATTTAAATTTTTATTTTTATTTAATTTTTTTGTCCTACTTTTCCCAAAAGTAGTGGGGGGTTAAGGGGGTCTCCCCCTACATGTACATACCAAACGGGATAGACTCTTTATCATTTTGTTTAATTAATTTATCAACTATTTCGATGGTAACCTCAAATGGAAATTCAACATTAATAAATTCTTCTTTTTCAAATAATGTTGTATCTTTTTCCATTAAACGGAATAAGTTTAATTTACTATAAATTATTTCCAGGCATCTTTTTAAATTACGCACACCTTTCTCTTTACAAGTTAATTTATCAATAATATGTTCAAAAACACCTTCTGCAAAGGTTACCTCTCCATTTTTAAAATTAATATTTTTTTCAATATTTGAAATTAAGTAATCATTGGCAATAACATTTTTCTCTTTTTTATCATATCCCTTTGTCCTGATTTGATACATTCTATCTTTTAAAATGGCATTCACTTTGTTTTCATGGTTATAACTAAATATAAATAACGCCTTGCTTAAATCAAAATCCAAATTCGAAAAATACTTATCATGAAATTGTGAATTTTGCGTCGTATCTGTAAGATGTGTTAATATACCAATAATTTCCTCACCTTTTGGTGTGTTGCTTACTTTATCCAATTCATCAAAATAAAACACAGGATTCATACATTTGCAATTAATGATTGTATCTACAATTTTTCCCCAAATACTACCTTCATATGTGTATGAATGCCCCTCTAAATAACTACTATCTGTAGCACCACCTAAAGGAATGAAAGAGAATGGTCTATTTAAAATTTTACTAATACCTTCTTTTACAAGAGTAGTTTTACCAGTTCCCATTGGACCTTGGATTGCAATTGCAGTTCCAACCGCATTTGGGTTACTAATCCAACCACCAATCATTTGCATAATTTGCATTTTCGCGTCATTTAAACCATAAACGCATTCATCAAGGATTTTTTTGGAATTTTTCATAAAATCTTGACTTTTTTTAAGACCATCCTCTAATTTAATAGGCAAAGAAGCATATTTACCAAAAGGAATATTCATAAAAGTATCAACCCATAGTTTATTTTTATAATAATCCCCCGTGCTTGGGTCCATCATAGATAATAAATTAACTTTTTTCATAGCAATGGCCTTAATTTCGGGTGCAATTTCTGATTCAATTAATGCAATTTTATATGGTTTTTTTACAGTGGAAACTTTATTAATTTCAACTAAATTCTTTAATATATTTTTTTGCTCTTTAATTTTCATATTTTTAAAATATGAAAAATCATTTGTCACATTTTTTTCACGAAGAAGTTTCTTTAATCTTTCTGAATTTAATGTTTTTAATTTTTTTTCTCTTTTTTTTTCAATGCTTTCTTGTTCTTCCTTTAACTCTTTTTCGTAATTTTCAACCTTTTTGTCAAATTTTTTCGGATTTGACTTTTTTAATAAAAGTAAATGTTTTATATCTTTTGGTATTTTATTAGTAGACTCACCATTATATTTTTCAACAATGATGTTTTCCCTAACTCTTATTAGCGGTTCAAAATCATCATTTTTTAATGTAATATCATAAAACTTTTTATTTTTATAAATTTTTGTAATGACTCCTATATATTTTTTTTCCCAAGTTCTCTTTTTCACTTTTACATAATCTTTAACTTTTAATTTATTTAACATTTTCTTTCGTTCTTTATCTTTCTGCAATAACTTTTCTTCTTCTTTTCTCATAGCTTTTTCCCATTCTTCTTCTGTAACATCAACTACATTTTTCTCATATATTTCTTCATAATCTGTTTCTTGGTCAGTTTCGCAATCATCATTATTTTCATATTCGTCATTTTGATATTCGTCGCCAAAAGTATAAACAATACTAAACTTTGCTGGATTCATCATCATATTATCAAATTCATCTTCCTCTTCTTCTTCATCTGTTGGAAATTTATAAGAATCATTTTTAATTACCTTTTTCACTTTTTTTTTGGTATTTTTCTTGGTATTTTTATTTTTATTTGTATTTTTATTTGTATTTTTATTTGTATTTTTATTTTTATTTTTCATTTTATTAGTATTTTTCATTTTATCAAAAGCCTTTTTTTTAATTGATTTCTTTTCATTTTTCCCACTTTCATTTTTCCCAATTTTTTCATTTTTGATTTTCGAAGATAAATATGATGATGGAAACAATGTATTTAAAAATTTCTTATATTCTTCAGAATCATTTAAAATATCCATTTCATCAGTTTCATCTGGGATATAATCACTATCATCTTCATCGCTATCCGAAAAAACAAGTTCTCTTTTTGCCTTTGTTTTCATTTTATTTTTTTGCATTGATTTAGGAGAATTTTCATCATCGCTCATTATTAATATTCAAATATATAATATTTTTTTTAAATGAATTTTAAAATCAATTTTAAAATTCATTTAAAATTTTCATTTTTTTAAATTTTTCATTTTTATATTTTTAAATTTTTCATTTTTAAAATCAAAATTTAAAAAAATAAATTGATTTAAAAAATATAAACTAAATATTCTATTATAAATATAAAGGATGTTTAATAATGATACAAATAAAATTAAATCTTCTAAAATTATCGGTATTCAATTTAGTGTTTTAAGTCCTCAAGATATAAGAAAAGGTAGTGTTGCTGAAATTAATACAAGAGATACTTATATAAATAATAAACCAGTATTGAATGGATTATTTGACCCAAGAATGGGTGTTATAGAAGCTGGATTAATTTGCCCAACCGATGGTTTGGATTATATTCAAACTCCAGGGTATTTTGGTCATATTGAGTTAGCAAGGCCTGTGTTTTATATCCAATATATTAATACTTTAATTAAAATATTAAGATGTATTTGTATAAAATGTGGTAAATTAAAAATTAGCAAAAAAAAATATGATTTCCTTATGAATAAACCACCCAAAAAAAGATGGGATTTCATTTTTAGTCATGCAAATAAAGTTAAAAGATGCGGCGACGAAACAGAAAATGGCTGTGGATGTAAACAACCAAAAAAAATATATAAACAAGACTTATCTGAAATTTATGCAGAATGGGAAAATACGGATGGTATTAAAAATAGCGAGGGTGTTGTAAATAATAAACCAACCATAAAATTAACAGCAGAAACAGTATTAAGAATTTTAAAAAGAATGACAAACGAAGATATTGAATTTATGGGATTTAGTCCTATATGGTCGAGACCAGAATGGTTTATATGTCAAGTGTTAGCTGTTCCACCACCAGCAGTAAGACCATCTGTTAAACATGATTCGCAACAAAGAAGTGAAGATGATATTTCTCACATCATTGTTAATATTATTAAGGCAAATAAAACATTACAAGAAAAAATTCAGCAGGGTGCCCCTGCAAAAGTTATTGACCCATGGACAACAGTATTGCAATATTATATTGCAACGATGATAGATAATAAAATTCCTGGGTGTTGTCCCGTGGCTCAACGTTCTGGTAGAGCTTTAAAATCTATTAAAGAAAGACTTGTTGGGAAGCAAGGTAGGGTTAGAGGGAATTTGCAAGGAAAAAGAGTTGATTTTTCAGCCCGTTCTGTTATTTCACCAGATGCTAATTTAAGTATTAAGGAATTGGGAGTTCCTTTAAAAATAGCAAAAAACATTACATTTCCAAATAAAGTCAATAAAAGAAATAAAAAATATTTAAAAAAGTTAGTTTTGAATGGTCCTGAAAATTATCCTGGTGCAAATATTTTGGAAAGAAAAAACGGTGATAGTATATCTTTGAGATATGTGAATAGAGAAACTTTGGAATTATATGAAGGTGACGTCGTTCATAGACATTTGGTTGATGGCGACCCTGTATTATTTAATCGACAACCAACCCTTCATAGAATGAGCATGATGTGTCACACTGTAAAAGTTATGAGGGTTGGTAATACATTCAGGATGAATGTTGGTGATACAAAACCATATAATGCGGATTTTGATGGCGATGAAATGAATATGCATGGTCCGCAAAGTGAAATGGCACAATGCGAATTGCTTGAATTAGCTGCAGTGCCACACCAAATTATTAGCCCAGCAAACAATCAATCCATTGTTGGTATTTTCCAGGATTCATTATTGGGCTGCTATAGATTTACGAGAAAAGATATATTATTTAATGAAAGAACTGCTATGAATTTATTAATGTATAATAAAAATATCGATTTGGACATTTTTAAAAAATCATCCATAGATAGTTTTAATTTACTATCACAAATACTACCACCACTTAATTGTAAATTTCCCAATAAACAATTTTCGTCTGATGAAGATAAAAAAACAACAAATAAAATTATTGAAATTATTAATGGAAAATATACTCGAGGTCAAATTGATAAAGGTGTTTTGGGTGGGAAATCTACCGGTTTAATTCAATCAATATTTAATGATTATGACCATAAACATGCAACGTTATTTATCGATGAATTGCAATCAATTGTTACAGAATATATGAAATTGTCATCTTATAGTGTTGGAATTCATGATTTAATTGCAAATGATGAAACAAACGATAAAATTTATGAAGCTGTTTCAAAAAATAAATTAAATGTAAAAAAATTAGAGAATCAATTGCATTTTGATGTATTTGAAAATAATTCAGGAAAAACAAATAATGTAGAATTTGAAACACAAGTAAATTCTATATTAAATAAAGCACAAGAAGAAGCTGGTAAAATTGGTAGAAAAAGTTTAAGCCCCGACAATAGATTTGTCATTATGGTCAATGCTGGGTCAAAAGGTAATAATATTAATATTGCTCAAATGATTTCATGTTTGGGACAGCAAAATGTTGATGGGAAACGAATTCCATATGGTTTCGATGATAGAACTTTGCCACATTATACTAAATATGATGATTCACCGGAAGCTAGGGGGTTTGTTGAAAACTCTTTTATACAGGGTTTAACGCCGGAAGAACTCTACTTTCATGCAATGGGTGGTAGAACAGGTCTTATTGATACTGCTGTTAAAACAAGTTCTACTGGTTATATTCAAAGAAGACTTATCAAATCATTGGAGGATTTATCGGTAAAATATGATATGTCTGTAAGAAATAATAAGAATAAAGTTATACAATTTCAATATGGCACCGATGGTATAAATACAATGAGGGTAGAAAATATTAAGTTACCAATTGTTTCAATGTCGATGGAGGAAATATATGCTCATTTTCAAATACCGAACTCAAAAGATGTTAAAAATTTTATGATTTCAAATTATAACAAAGAAACTCAAAAAAGATTTAAAAAACAAAAAAAAGATTTAATTAAAAAAACAAAAGATGTATTGGCAATGATTATTAAAAAAAGGGATGATATCGCCAAACATGTATTCAATAATGAAGATAATATTAATATTTATATTCCTGTAAATTTTTACAGATTAATTAATAATGTTCAAAACAACTTATTTATTACAAATAACAATATGGTTGATATCACACCACTCGAACTTTATGAATTAATTGAAAATAAATTAAAAAGTATGTCTACTAATATTTATGTAAAACCAAGTGAATTATTCAAAGTCGCATGGTATTATTATTTATCACCTAAAGATTTATTAACTGTAAGACGCTTCAACAAAAAAGCTGTTATTCATCTGTTAAATATTCTCGAATTTAACTACAAAAAATCTATTGTTAATCCAGGTGAAATGGTTGGTATGGTCGCCGCGCAGAGCATCGGCGAACCAACGACCCAAATGAGTAAAAATTATGACAGCATAAATGCTCTCATAAAAATTCACAGACGAGGAAAAAATACAATAGTCAGTCACAAAAAATACAAAATCGGAGAATTATGTGACAGTTTTATTGAAAAATATCCAGAATACACCTTCCCCACAGGACACCCAGATAGTGTTGAAACGCTTTTGGACAAATTAGATGAAGAATATTATATTATGGGTGTAGATGAAAATGAAAAAACATCTTGGAGTAGAATTTCACATTTCAGCAGACATCCAGTAAATGGAAATATGATGACGATTACAACTAAAAGTGGTCGTAAAGTAACTACTACATTAAGTCATAGTCATTTGACAAGACAAGACCACAAGGTACAACCTATCAAAGGGAGCGACCTAGAAGTAGGTATGAGAATACCCGTTTGTAAGCACATTGATAATGATTTTATTAATAAAACAGTTCAGATTGGAGAAAATACAATTGTCTTGGATAAATTATTTGGTTGGTTTATTGGTGCATATATCGCCGAAGGAAATTGTAATAGTAATAGTGTTTGTATTACAAATATCTCACAACATTACATTGATATGACAACAATTGTAGGGGAAATGTTTGGCGCTAAAGTAAAAGTAAATAGAAGACCAGGTGAATATGGTCCGGGAGCTACAACATCTTTCATATGCAAAGAACTCGCCGAATTTCTCGTGAAAGAATGCGGTCCAAATTCATTTGAAAAGAAAGTTCCTGATTTCATATTCACTGCACCATTGGAATGCAAAGCGGCGTGTATTCAAGGATATATGGACGGGGATGGAAATATTAATTGTGCTAAACATTCAAAAGAAATTAGAGGTTGTTCTCGCAGCCAACAATTGGTGAAAGACATGGGACTATTGTTGAATTATTTCGATATTTTCGTAACATTCCGTGAAAATGTAAGACAAAAGAAACCATTTTATCATTTCGCAATTGCGCATAGTTATGCTAATTTATATCAACAAAATATCGGTTCTGTTTTGAAGAAAGATAAATTGCAAGAATTATGTGAGTATGGTAATCGTGAAAACGCACATAGTTTATCAAATGACGTGGATAAGATAGAAGGGTTGGGCGAAATCATTGCAAAATGTGGAAAAGATTTGAAACTACCGGGACAAAGTAGAAACTATGGGCGCTGGAAAAAGAAACCAACTATTGGTAGAAGAACATTAGAAAAATACATTAAAACATTTAAAGAAGCTATAGGTGAAAGACGCGTTTTGCAGGAGGAAATGGAAATTTTGGAGCAAGCTGCTAATTCAGGAATTATTTGGGATGAAATCAAACATATTGAGATTTATACACCAGACCAAAAAGAATATGTATATGATTTTACAGTTCCCAAGAATCAAACATTTATGGAAGACAATGGTGTCATTGTGCATAATACATTGAACACTTTTCATTTTGCAGGTGTAGCTAGTAAATCAAATGTTACTCGTGGTGTTCCAAGAATTGAAGAAATTTTGTCATTATCGGAGAACCCGAAAAATCCATCAGTTACTATTAAATTAAAGAAGGATGATGAAACAAAATTAGAAAAGGCACAAGAAATTAAATATGATTTGGAATATACAAATTTGCGAGATATTACTGAAGTGGTATCAATATGTTTTGACCCCAATTTAAAATCAACGAATATTCCAGATGACGAACGTATATTAGAAGAATATTTAGAATTTGAAAAAATGATGGAAGATTGTGGTGCAAATAGCGAATATTCAGAGAATGATAAATTTTCAAAATGGATTATAAGGTTTGAATTATCAAAAGAAGATATGTTAGAAAAAAATATAACAATGGATGAAGTTCATTTTGCTATTAAAAACAGTCTTAAAAATAAAATACATTGTGTTTATAGTGATTTTAATAATGACAATCTTATTTTTAGAATTAGAGGTATTAATTTATCAAACAATAAGAAGAAGACATTGGACCAAAGTGATGAAATTCATATTTTAAAGAATCTACAAAATAACGTGTTGGATAACATTATTCTGCGTGGTATTAAAAAAATTCCAAAAATTATTATTAGGAAAGTTACAAATGAATTGACGGTAAAAAATGGTAATTATGTTAAAGAAGAAAAATGGGTTCTTGATACTGTTGGGACAAACTTAATTGATATTTTGGCAGTAGAAGGAATTGATTCAAACAATACTATTACAAATGATATTCAAGAAGTTTACAGGACACTTGGGATTGAAGCTGCTAGACAAGCAATATTGAACGAACTGCAAGAAGCCATTTCATTTGACGGTACATATATTGATGACCATCACCTTACGATGCTTGCAGACAGAATCACAGCCACAAAAAAAATGGTTTCTGTATTTAGACATGGTATTAATAATGATGATATTGGACCTATAGCAAAGGCAAGTTTTGAAGAAACACCTGAAATGTTTCTTCGCGCGGCAAGACATGCCGAATTAGATTTAATGACTGGTGTATCATCAAATGTGATGGTTGGACAAGAAGGATATTTTGGCACGGGTTCGTTCCAGATTTTATTAAATTTAAAATCATTATTGAGTGAAACATCAAAAATCAAAGAAAAACAATTAGAAAAAGAAGAAAATATTGACGACCAATTAATTATTGATTCGCCTGATGATCCATGTAGTAAAGATAAGATAATAATTGATTCTAATATTGATAATGATACTGTTGTTAATTCTGGAAACGTTGCTGATGATTATCAAATAGATTTTTAAATTTATAAAAAATTTCAAATAAGATTATTCTTATATATTTTTTTATTAATATTATATAATGTTAATAAAAACTATAATAAATAAAATTAAAACAGAAGATGATGTAAAATTAATTTCACCATGCTTTATTTTGTATGATACTACTCTGGGTAATTATTTAAAATCTGACATTTATTATTTCAATGATATTGTTATAAATTATAATCACGATTATGATGAAGAAGAAAAAACAGTTAAAAATTTGTATATAAAAGCAAAAAAAATTAAAAATACTTTAGAACGATTTATTAAAAAACTGAAGATTAAAATATATAAAAAATATGAATTTGATAAAGATTTAAGGTTCGTTCCTTTAAAAAATTATGATAATAATGAAATCGTTCAAATTATTGAAAATAAAACAGTATACTCTTTCAGGACATTGGATTTAATTCATCTTTTGAAAATTTCTCTTTACAATAGTGAAAACATGTTTCCAATTCCTTTAAAATTAAAAAATCCTTATACAAATATTTTTTTTAAAAAATATAATTTATATAATATTTTAATTGCATTCGGTAATACAAAATTTATTTTGCCTGAAATTATTTTAAATTATTATAAAAGTGATTTTGATATGGTTAAATTTAAATTAAAAGCTTATCCATTATTGAAAGAAAATGCAATTAATAATTATATAAAGGTAGGGTATATTTCCGAATTATATGATTATATCATTTCACTATGTCACGATTTTAGAAAGGAGACAAATTATACATTGGTTAAAACAAGCCTGAATATTTTTAAAAAGTCGAAAATGGTTGATATTTTTAAAAAATGTTTAAAGTTTTATTTAAAAAAAAAATATTTATCCAATCCTTTAAAAAAAGATTATTTTGAGGATAAATGTCTTAAAGAGCTAAAAAAAATTACAAAAAAATATGGAACCGATAAAGAATTTTTACACTTAAATAAATTAGAAAGCATAAGATATGAAACTTCTGAATTAATAAGCGGATTAAATACTTTAGAGGCCATGACTAGTAATAATAATTTAGTAACCATTCCATATGATAATACTTCAAACGTTGCCAATACTTCAAACGTTGCCAATACTTCAAACGTTGCCAATACTTCAAACGCTGCCAATACTTCAAACGTTGCCAATACTTCAAACGAAAATATCCTGTTAACTGAATCGAATAACACTATAAATGGTATAATTAATAATGCAATGAATGATGTTTCAAGTTTAACTACTGGGCAAAATACTATTATATCTCCGGATAATTTTATATACAGGAGGCGTTCTACAATATACTTACCACCGATAAACAGAGACCCTTTTGTGCCGTCAACTGAATTACCTCGCTCACCTAATAATAATAATAGAAATTTAAGACATTCAAATAATATTAGAAATAGATTAAATTTTGGTTTTAGATAATATTATTTTCCTTTTCTTTCCACCATTTGAGACAGACTTTCTAGTTTTCAAAATCTTTTTATTATTTTCCATATATTCTTTATTATAAAGAGTTTCTTCTTTTTTAAATTTTTTAAATTTGCTCATTGTTAAAGTTAAATAATCGTTTATATTTTTTATTTTTATGATGTTTTCATTATTTATATCATCCAATATATCATTATCAATTGATATACTATTTCTATGTTCCAATATACCTATATTTGGTATAAGATTATTTTCTTTGGGATTTTTATAATCATATAATTTATAATTTTCCAATAAAATAACAAATGTTTTATCCGAAGCTATATCAACCAATATTGCATTATTATTGATAGACCCTAATTCAGTTCTAGATATTATCATTAATCTTATATTATAATGCAATGCTGCTATAATGAATTCAAATTCTGTTAAATAGTATATTTCATTAAAAAATAAAGTTTCAAAGTTATTTTTTCCAATATAGTTATAAAGTTGCATTTTATTTGATAATTTATATATTTCTTTAATATTCTTTTGTTTTTTTTTATCAGTATATAATTCTTGTATTGAATTTGCTAATTGTTTTTTAAAATCATTGATACCAACGTGTTCATTTTGGTGAAGCTTTACTATATTTAAAATTATTTGAAAACTACATATTTCTGTATTAAAAAATTCTATTATTTTAAATCTATCTTTATTCAATTCATTGAACTCTTTATACTTTTTTAAGCTAATTTTTCTATTGAAAAAATCAGGATTTATACATTTAATTGCACTTTCGTATATATCTTTTTCAAATAAAGACTTTTGTATAGTATCTTTATTTGTAAATCTTTTAGAGCCCATTTTAGAGCCCATTTTAGAGCCCATTTTAGAGGATTCCAACAGTGTCAATGATTCTTTATTTTGGGATTCAATACTATTTCTGTTCATTTCTTCTAGCATTTCGAAGTTAAAATCATATTTTGCGGTATCATTGGGTTCTATTTCATCATAAGAATTTTTTATATTAGCAAATTTATTAAATGTTTTCATGTGAATGTTTTGAAAATATTCTTCTAACAATATTTCTTCCAATAAAAGGATTTCATTATTATTTAAATTATAATTTACTTTTTCGAAAGATAAATATACATTGCTTTGTATAATATATTCCCTGATTTTTGGAAATCTTATTAATTCATCACTTAATCTAAAAAAATAAATATCAAAATTATTTTCACCACTTAATAGGTTTTTTTCAGGAAGAATTAATTTACATGTTTCATTTTCATAAATACAGTTATTATTGTTTTCTTGACAAACATTTTGATTTTCATTAAAACATGTTGAAATATTTTTTAAATTATCATAATCGTTTGTGGGTATATCTGCAAACTTAATATAATTATTCATTATTTTTATTATAAAATTATTAACTTCTTCCAAAAGAGAAATATAGTCTCTATTTTTATTTAATATAATTATTAGTTCATCTTTATTTTCTTTATTTTCCATATTTTTCAATAATATCTTTAATAGATTTCTAAAAACATTATAAAATTTTGATTCTAATTCTACCTTTTTTACTGCAATCTTTCTCTCTAAATCTGTATCCTCATTCATTAAAATATTTCTATCAAATGAATATTCGTTCTTTGAATTTATTATTATATATTCGCCGTCTGGGTTCATTCTTAAATTATCATAGGCTATCGGATTTACTGGTATGAATTGGTTGGTTATTGTTAAAATACCAACCAATAACCCTTCATCTACAATTAATCCTTCAATTTTTATTAATAATTTATTATTGCTTATCGTTAATAAATTTTTGATTATTTCTACTGTTTTTTCAAACTCCAAACCATTAAAATTTTCTTCTATGAATTCATAATCGTAATCATCTAATATTTTCGATGGTTTTACTGGTAAGAAAAAGTCATTATTATCATAATTAATAAGTATACCTATAACTTGGGTATTAAAATTAACTAGTTGTTTAATAATTGGGATTTTTAAAATTTTTAAAATTTCTATAATATCGATTATATAATTATTTTCATAATATGTATATATATTTGGTAAACTTGGTTTAATACCACATTGTTTATTTATCATTAATTTAATATAATTAATGCTCTTTAATAATTCTGGGGAATATTTATCCAATTGATTTATTTCAAAGTATTTTTTAATATCCAATCCAAATGATTTGCTATTGTCATTATGTAGATTTTGCAATGTTAAAATTTCGTATATATTGTTTTCAGAATATAGTATTATGGTTGGTCTAGATGGGAAAAACAAATTTTTTGAATAACGATTTTTTGGACAAATTAATTCTATTTTTTCCAATTGACTATCTTTGGGGTTTATTAATAAAATAATATTTATCCCATTTTCGAATAATAATCCATTAGAACTTTTTGGTTCGCATATTAAATCCCAGAGATATTCATAATTTATTGTGCTTTCGTCGTCTTTTAAATACTTTATAAAATTTCTGTAAGAATTAATGATATAATTTAAATAATCTCTCCAATTCTTTTTACCAACGCTTTTTTTATAAATGGTTGTATTTTTATATTTTTCAATATTAATATTTTTTTTGTTCGATGAAAATATGTCAATTAATGCCCCATTCTGTAATTTTATAAAAGTATCTAACTTTAATTTTGATAATTTTTTAATTAATGTTTTTAAAGAAATAGTATCTTTGTCAACATTTTTTAGATGTAACTTTTTTTTATTATTAAAATCACCATTTATTATATCATTATATGCTGTTGCTATACAAGATAAAAAGGATGTTTTTTGATTTTTATCAACACCTAATCTTAAAATACAATAGTTATTTTTTTTAAGGTTGAAATTATTTCTTGACTGATAGCAAGTATTTTCATTATCATAATTTAAAAATTTTTGGAGTGCTAGAGTTAAATAACCTGTTTGATTTTTATTTAAAGGAAATGCTTCTCTTAATGGTTTTTCATCAATAATTTGAATAGATTTCATTGTTTTTCTCATTTCGAGCCTTGTTTTTTGTAAAGATTTATTCGCCTTTTTATTTGTTTCGCCTTTTGTTTCTCCCTTTGTTTCGCCTGTAGTATTTTCTTCTTGATTGCATGTATAGTGATTAATGACACGTTCGTTTGATGGTAATGGTTTTTCTTGTTTTTCCCCTACGACATTTTCTAAATTTATTTTGCCATTTTTATCTATTTGAAATTCGGGAACGGGGGTTGGTTTCCAAGCATTTTGTAATGTAATTTTTGGAATATCATTTTTTTTTACAACTTTATCTTCTTCGGTATCATAAAAAACCATTTCACTTTTTCCATTTTTTGTTTTCATGTATTTTTTTGTGTATTTACCATATGTGGTCGGTTGTCCATAACAACACGGAATACATAACTTGTCTGGGTGTTTATCTGGTGATAAAAACGATGGATATAATTGTTTATATATCAAAGGATTTTCTTTTGCTGTTTTACTACTTTTTTCTCTATGAACACGCGCATCTGTAAATTCAAATATTCTTTTTCCCTTTGGCACTTTTTTTGCATCTTCTGGAATGAGTGCGTCCCATCCACCACATTCACCATTATTTACTTGTTCTAGACTTAAACTTCTTGATTTACCGTCGTCATCTCTAATACACCAATATCTTGGACATATATAATGATATTTTTTACTACCTGTTCCATAAGTTATGTATTCGTCATATGATTTATTCCCAGACTCTTTATCTTTATCATCTATATACTTTTTTTCCTGTGCTGTCAATATTACAGGAACCTTTTTATATTGCCACCCACATGATTTGGCATATGAATTAAAATTTGGTATATTCTTTTTTAAAAATAACTTTGGGTCACGTTGTTGTAATCTTTTAACAAATAAATTTTTTGAACCAGACAAAGATAATTTTGTTAGGTCAATATCCATTTCATCTCCACCACCAATTGATTCTTGTGATGATTCTTGTGATGATTCTTGTGATGATTCTGACAATTTCACTTTTGTCATATCTTGTATATTTGGTTTTCCATCATTACTACCGTCGGAATCCAAAGACATATTAAACATTGAATCTTCTTTTTTATCAACATTCATTGGTTTCATAGAATCTAGACTACCTAGAGAACTATCCAGAGAACTACCAAGAGAACTATCCAGAGAACTACCAAGAGAACTATTTAAAGGATTTAATATTTTTTTATTTTCATCAATTGGTTTCATAGATTCTGGGCTACCGAGAGAGCTATCGAGAGAGCTACCTAACGAGATTGTTTTTTCTTTCAATGGTTTTGTGGGTGTTGGAGGTTTTGTTGGAGGTTTTGTGGGTGTTGGAGGTTTTGTGGGTGTTATGAGTGGTGTTGGAGGTTTTGTTATGAGTGGTGTTGGAGGTTTTGTTATGAGTGGTGTTGGAGGTTTTGTGGGTGTTATGGGTGGTGTTGGAGGTTTTGGAGGTTTTGTGGGTGGTTTTGGAGGTTTTGTTATGGGTGGTTTTGGAGGTTTTGTTATGAGTGGTGTTGGTGGTTTTGTGGGTGGTTTTGTTATGAGTGGTGTTGGTGGTTTTGTGGTTGGTTTTGTGGGTGGTTTTGTTGCAGGTGGTGTAGGTGATTTCTTTGTTTCTTTCCTTTCTTCATTAAAATCAACTTCATCGTCGTCGTCATCGTCATCGTCGTCATCGTCATCGTCGTCATCGTCGTCGTCATCGTCGTCGGAAACCAATAAATCATCATCAAAATCATCATTATCAGATTCAACATATTCTACTCTACCGGTTCTATTATTTTCCTGTAATTTTACTAAATCGTCGAGGTCTATATCATCGTCTTCTAATTTATCATCGTCTTCGATATCATCCGTTTTTTTTGTGAAACAATTATCTTTTAAATAATCTTTTGGTATTTCATCATTCTTTGTTATAATTGCTATTAGTGCGTTAATATAAATTTCAATAAATTTAATGTATTTAATATTATTTATGTGTTGGATTGTTATTTGCATAACATTATTGTATCCATATCCATAAATATCTACTATTTTTTGTTCTATTTTAATTTCAAAACCGGGATTATCTTTTACATTTATTTTTTTGTTTTGATATTGTTCCATTTGAAAACTTACTTGGCTCTGCCATTCTGCTACTTTTTTAACCGCTTCTTCTTGTGTAAAATTAAAATTATCTTTTACCTTATTTTTTATTGTATTTAAATCAACATTATTTCTCTGTAAAATTGTTATAAAAAAATTAATACTATCCATTACTTGAAAGGAAGAAACTCTTTTATATGTTAAATTAATAATGTCATCGGTTGTAGAAATAATACCATCATTAATGTTAAATACGGGTGATAAACAACCAATAAAATCATTTAAATTTATTTTTTTTTTATATTCAAATGAATAAACATAATTAATATTATTTATTTCAACATTATCATCGTATATATTATCAAACAATGTATATTTATAACCAATATCATTTGTAAAATTGTTTATTTGCATTAAAACTTCATTATTAACTGTTTTTTTTATTATTTCATTTATATTTTCAATATTTTGAGGTTCTATGAATTCTATTTTAATTTCAATATTTCCTTCTGGTGATAATTCGCAAAAAACCTCATTTATATCATCTAAAATAAACAAACCTATTTTTTTTGTCCTTGCTAATGATTTAACCAAACTTTTAATTTTCACCTGTTTATTATTATAATTAACATATAAACTAGGTATTCTTTTTCCATTTGTTGATATATTGTTGGCAGTATAAAGTCTATAAATATTCTCCAAATTATTACCAGAATTGTATTTTATAAATGGTAAATTGGTGTTCGTATTTAATATTTTAAATATTGTTTCCAATGGTATAACCATACTTGAAATGGGGTGGACTGTAATATATATACTTTTTACACCTTTATTCAAATATTCAATTTGAAAATCATTATTTATTTTGTTTAAAAACTTTATTTTATTTTCAATATTATCTAAATTATTTAATCGTTTGTCCTGATTGGATATAATTTCTTCTCTTTTGATTTCTATATCATTTATATTTCTCACATTAAAATTATTGTAAAGTTGTGGATAATAAACTTTCAATAAATATTCTTTTAAATCATTGTTTTTTTCCATGACATCTTTCGCTAAACAAATATATATATTATTATTTAAACAATCACCATATTCAATTAAAGATTTTTTATTTTGCGTTGTAATAGAGGTTAATTCATTTACAATTGTTTCATCTTTATTTTCAACTTCAAATGGATTAGAGATAAAAATATGTTTTTTATTATAATATGCATCAATCCCTATGCTTTTTTTAATAATATTTTTATTTGAAAATTGTATATTTTGTAAATTAGAAAAGTCAGAATAACCATACAATGATTTTTTCTTTTTAATAAATCTCTCGGGATTAAATGGTTCATTGTTTAAAATATCAGTAAAATATATATTTTTTAAAAAATAATTTAATCTTTCGTTATTTAATTCCAAAAAATTATCCTGAATTAATTGATTGAAAATATTTTTTGAGTTAATTTTTTCTTCAAACAAAGAAAACAAATATATTTCGGGAATAGTAGCATTAATATTAGACCATCTTACTAGTTTTTCTTTTATTCTTATTATAGAATCATCTTCATAAATAGATTCTTTAATTATAGAATAATCAATATTATTTAAAGTTATTATATTCCATAATTCGGTGGGTATTAATTCTTTTATGCTTTTATTTAAATCCCCTACAAAGAAATATATATGGTTTATTTTATCACCATCCCATAATATTAAATTAAATATTTTTGACATATATATAAATATATTTATAATTATTTAATTATAAATAAAATGAATATGATTGTGGCATATTGTAAAAATAGAGGAATTGGTATTGGAAATGCTTTACCATGGCATATTAAAAATGAATTAAAATATTTTAAAGATTTAACAACTGCTAACGAAAATGACTGTGTTATCATGGGAAAGAATACTTGGTTAAGTTTACCTAAAAAACCACTGCCAAACAGAACTAATATTATTTTAAGCAACTCTTTAAAAAAAGAAAACTTATCACGAAATACGTTGGTATTTGGTGATAAGGATGAATTAATAAACTTTGTTACTAAAAAAAAATATACACCATGGATAATAGGTGGCGAACAAGTTTACAAATCTTTTATAAATTTAAGAAAATTAGAAAAAATTTACGTTACATTTGTTAATAAAGAATATAATTGTGACACATTCTTTCCAAAAATTCCACAAAATTTCAAATGTATAGGAAAAACAGAATATAAAAAATATAATAATATATTTTACAGATTCGAAGTATATGATAAATTTAGGAATACGCGTTAAAATATAAATATAGTAGGAAAATGACATATATAAAAAAAAATATTTACATATTATATAATGGGAATCATGGAAATTGTAAACGGGGGCCGCAAACGCAGACGCAGAAAGAAAACTGCCAAGAAAACTGCCAAGAAAACTGCCAAACGCAAACGCAGACGCAAAACAGCAAAGAAAACTGCCAAACGCAGACGCAGACGCAAACGCAGACGTTAATAACTTCTAAAATTTAATAAAATGTTTAAATATTTTATTAAAAAAAATTATAAATCATAATAAGGGCTGTCAGTGATGGTCATACCACAATATTGACTAGGTTTTTCTTTATAATTAACAGGTTTATAAATATGTATTTTTTCAGCATTTTGTATTAAATATTTAAAGTTTTCCCAAAATTCAGTAGTGTGACCTATACTTTTTGTTGCTATGTGTGATAACTCGTGAAGAGCTACAAACATTAAAGTATTTTTGTCAATTAACTTATTGCCTTTTTTTGTCGTTGTCGTGCAAAATGCTAATTTTTCTCCTTTATTTTCTGAATAAGCTGTATATTTACTTGTAGGTAATATTTCTTTCACTTTTTGAGGATTAAAATTTTTTACCAAACGTTTAACATTTTCTCTATCAGGATATTTCTCTCCTAAATATTTTACTAATTTATTCATTTTTTGCGTTGTTTCTGCTAATAAATCAGCAACTAATTCTAATTTCGCCCTTTCTCTAACGCAATATTCTTTACCATCAACATTTGAAATAATACATTTTAATTGAAATAAATCAGATTCTCTATAAATTCTAAATATAATTAACAATACAAATCCAATCAATACATAAGTAAATATATCTCGTTTCATATATAAAAATATGATATTTTATATAAAATATAATATTTAATTAAATAATTATTGCGAACCAATTTCTAAATCACGTCTATTGGAATCGGCGGTTATGGTGCTGTTATTCCATGGACCAATATTCATTCTAGGATTCGCTGGTTCACTTCTTAATTGCAAATTAGCATTTCTTAAAGAAGTCCCAACAGTGTTAATACCCTGGAGTGTTCCTGCCGTAAGTAAAGAAACATTTTGCAAGTCACCCGAACCTTGTGGATTCAATTGAGAGAATTCGCTATTTGCATCTCGAGGCAACAATTCTCTGGGGTCTGTTACGTTTTGTTTGACACAACTAGGGGGTAATCCCTGCATGTTTGTGCTCATTCCGGATGCTGGTGCATTTTCAGAGTTAGAACCTTCTGGTCCAGCTGGTTGATAATTATTTTGTTCAGAACTATTTCCAGATGTATTCATTTCAGAATAAGAGTCTAAACTACCACCTTTAGATTTTGAATAAGTGTATAAGAAATATCCACCAACAACTATCGCAACTAGAATTAATACCTGATGTGATTTAAAGTTCTTTAAAATTTTAGATTTTCTTTTCATTATAAATTCTATTAACAAAATAATTTTATTAAAAATTGTATTAATAATATTATTAATCACTAAAATTATCTAAATCTTCACCATCAGAACTTTCTATATCTTCCAATAAATAAAGTTTTTTTATATTATTTGCTTTTAAATATGCCTGTATTGCTTTTTTTTTTGCAATTCTAGCTTTTGTTAAAGCTTTATTATAAATATCTAAATAAACTTCTTTGGGATTTTTTAATTCCATACTGGGTGTATTTTCAGAAATTTCTAAAGTAACCTCTTTTAATAAATCTTTTTCTAAATTATTATTCAAATTATTTTCTAAAATACGTTCTATATTCTTTTCAATATTTTTATATTCAGTTTTTTCAATGTTTTCAATGTTTTCAATGTTTTCAATGTTTTCAATGTTTTCAATGTTTTCAATGTTTTCAATGTTTTCAATGTTTTCAATGTTTTCATTTTTTTCATTTTTTTCATTTTTTTCAATGTTTTCATTTTTCTCATTTTTCTCATTTTTCTCATTTTTCTCATTTTTCTCATTTTCAATTTTTTTCCCCTTAATATTGTTGCTATATTCACCATCATCTTCGTCATCATCTTCGTCATCATCTTCGTCATCATCTTCGTCATCATCTTCGTCATCATCGTACTCATTTTCGCTATCTTCTTCGCTATCTTCTTCGCTATCTTCTTGACTATCTTCTTCTCTATCTTCTTCGCTATCTTCTTCGCTATTTTTGTTGCTGCCTTTTGTTTTCTTTTCTAAAATATCACTGTCTGAAAAATTACTTAAATTGGAATATATATTTGTCATAGTTTTATCAACATTATTATTAATTTTAATTAAACATTTACTAAATATTTCTTTTTTATTAAATTTCATTAACTGTTTTAATGAGATATCTAATTGAAATGAAGTACTGCTAAATTTTAACCCATTTACTTGAAAAATAGCTATTATTTCATCTGTCGAATTTATATCTTTTGCAGTTAGTATATTATCATCATTATCCCATAATTTTAATATAAACCCTTTTATATTTTTTTCAATGTTTGTTCTTATTAAATTTTTATGTGTTTTATATTGCCTTATACTTGTATTCCATCTATCTTCAATATCTTCTTTTGTAGGTTCTTCCGTAAACCATAACCCACCTTTACTACATATAATTTGTATAATTCTTTTTTCTATTTTTGAAAAAAAATTAATAAAATCATAATGGTCTCTTTCAAATAACAAATCACAATAAGTTTTTTTTTCTGTTTGGGTAATACCACTTTTTGTAAATATTTTAGGCGTTTGGATATATAAATCATCATTATTCATTTTTATTTTTGCGTAATAACCACCACCCTGAACAGCTTTTGGTGTATATAATATTATCGAGTTTAAATCCAAATTTTCTGTATATTGATATATATGCGTCATTAAAAATAAAGAAGAAAAATTTGCCATATAAATAACGAGTTTACGTATAAATTTATTTATTTATTTATTTTTATTATTTAATGAATATCAAGGAAACTTTATTAAATGAATGCTTAAATATTTTTAAAAGAGAAGATGTAAAAAAAGAAATAAAAGAAATTATGAAACCTGTAATTGATATGATTTTAAAAGAAATATATCCATATATTTACCTTTCACTTATTTTTGTCATTATAAGTTTTTTGTTAATTTTAGGTATATTTTTAATTTTAGTGCGTTCCAAAACTTTATTAAAAATTATTAAAAATAAATAATATCAATATATAGTAGAAATGGTCAATAGAAGAAGCAGAAGTTCAAGCAGAAGCAGTAACAGCAACCGCCGCAGCAACCGCCGCCGCAGCAAGCGCCGCAGCAACCGCCGCCGCAACCGCCGCCGCAGAGGTGGAAGTAAAAGCTTAAATGGTGGTAGTTTTGTAGCTACAATAAAATCGGCTTTGGTTCCACTTTTATTTTTGGGAGCAAATCATAAATATAAAGGAAAAAAAACAGCTAGAAAAATTAGAAAAAAAAGAAGAAAAATAAAAAAGATTACCATGAAATTGAGAGGTAAGAAAAATAAAAGCAGAAAAAAACGAAGATAAACACGAAGATAAACACGAAGATAACACTAAAATATATTATAATAATATTTAAAAATAATTTATTTAATATTATTATATTAAAATGAGTGACTTTCATGAAAATATAAAACAATGGGTTTTGTTAGATAATCAACTTGTGGAAATGCGTAATAAATCTAAAGAAATGAGAGAAAGAAAGAATAATTTAACTGACAATTTATATAATCACGCAGAACAAAATAATTTAGAAACTGCAACAATTCAAATATCAGACGGTATTTTAAAATTTCAACAACTCAAACAGACATCGCCATTAACTTTTAGATTTCTTGAAGAATGTTTAAATGATTGTTTAGGAGATGAAGAAAAAGTAAAAAATATCATTAAATATGTAAAATCCAAAAGGTGTGAAAAGATTTCTTACATCATAAAAAGAACATATAATTAATATTTTAAATTAATTTAAAGTTTGAAAAATATTATATTTATTATGAATAAAAATTTATCAAATAATTTAAAAAAATTATATAAAAAACAAAAAAATGATAGATTTATTAAATGGTTAAATACTGAAGTAGATGATGATTTAATTAATAAAGATATTGTTATTGAATTTATAACAGAAATAACTGAATCTTTAAAAAAAAGAGGTTACGAAATAAATAATGAAAATAGATTTAAAAACGAAATTGCAGAATATATATATTTAGAATCAGGATAATTATGCAAGAAAATGAAAATGTTAATGCTTTACAATATTTAAAAGAAAATTATACAAATGAACAAATTTTTAATAACGAAAAAATATTCAATATGATTCAAATGAACCATGAATATAATTTTAATATGGATATGAGAAATACTATTGAATGTTTGAAAAATAAATATACAACACTATATAATTATGTTAATATTTTTAAAAATGATAGAAATAATGTAAATTATGAAAGATTATACAATATTATTTATGATAATATTAATAAAAAATATAATTATGAGTTGGTTTACGATGAACCAGAAAAAATCATTGAAATTTTAGAAAAAGATTGAAAAAAATAATTATTTAAAATAAGCTATTGGTAATATATATATGAAATTAGATGAATATATATGTTATATAAAGGATGATAAAGTCAATAGTTTAGGTATGGAATTAAATAGCAGTATTATGGAAGAAAAATTTAAGGTTGGTGGCGGACGTAAATCTATTTTACGTAAAAATTTAGGTATACCACTTTCTTTATTTTTAATAAATAACCAGAAAAACATTTTTGAGAATTTTATTGGTGAAAAACCAGCAAAAAAAAAGGAAAAAACAAGGTGTGTTCCCGGTGATTTATTCGATAAATTAATAAACTTGCGAGTAAACCCTATTCTAAAACAGAAAAAAACAAAAAAAAGAAAGTTAAAAAGGAAAAAAAGAAAAACTAAAAAAAATTTTAATATTTTTTAATAATTTAAAAATATTTTTTATAAAAATATTTTTAAATTAAAAACTACTCCATCTATCAGAATTAAATGGTTTTTTTACTATTTTATTAATGTTTCTTTTATAAAAATCTAATTTTTTGTTTTCTTTTGTCAACGGCATATTTGGTGTAATGCTTTGCATTTTCATTATATTTCTTTCTAAATCAGTTGGTTTTTCTTTTTTTGCAAAACAATTTACACCAAATTTAGCATTTGGATTTTTTATATAACCACCGTTTATTCCGGGTCTACCACAATTATTTTTACTACTTGGGTCACCTTTCAATCTTTCATATGTGCTTTTTTGCGTTGGATATAATGCCATTTGTTCTTTAGACCAACCGTAACTACACCATTCTGCTCCATTATTATAAGCCTTTTCTATTTGACTATAAGATGCCAATTCACCATCGTGTGCATTACACAATACCTTTGCTTCTTTGTATGTATATATATTATCACCAACATGAAATACCTCATTTTTCTGCATATTATTTTCAAAACTTTTATTTGGTAAGACGTCGACATCAATTTGTGGATTATCACCAAACATGTTTTTTATTGATGTTTTAAAATCTATTTCAAAAAAATATTGTAACGCATTAACAAATATTAAAAATAAAAACACCCCCCATAGTATCAATTCAATTACTTTTACACTCGGACCACTATTAATTGCTTTTGAAGTTGTATGCGAAATACCTAAATAATTAAATATTAATACATATATTATGATAATTGATACCAAAACTGCAAAGATTATTGGATTTTTGGCTTTTTTATATAAATTATCATTTACATTATCAAATAAATATGTAAATCCCGTAGTAGGAGAAACTTCTAAACTCATCTATAAATTATTGTAATATTTTTTTACGGTAAAAAAAGCAATATGCCATATTTGTTTTAATACTTGATTCTGTTAATTTATTTACGTTCGTATCATTAAAATGATACCAACCACCATTCGCATTTTTCACAAACGATGTGTAATGTCCACCCGCAACTCCACCACTATGATTACAAATACCAAATAAATCATATTTATAAGAGTCTTTATTATAACCCACAACATATTTAGACAAATCAAAGTTTTCTATTGGAAAATCCACCATATCATTGTTTTTTTCATTATTATTATTAAATCTTTTCAATGTTACTATCAAAATATTAGGTAAATTCCAAAATACAATTTGTTTCGTTGCAGATTCCTTTTTTTTTGTATTATCATTTATAATTTTATCATCCAGTTCTTCTATTTTTGTATACAATTGAATACTTTCTTCTAATGTTTTTTTTTCACCAATTGGCAAATTCAACATAAAAAAGGGTTCTGGGCTTGAACTTGTATAATCACTTTCTGTAGAAACTACCTTTGACACATGTATCCCATAAAACATATTTAAAAATTCCGAATACTCTTTACTATACATGTTTTTCATCATTTTATAACAATTAATTGCCAACTTGTCAACATTATTCTCTATATTCCCTTTTATATTCATTTCGACTTCTCTCTTTATTGACTCGTGAAATGACATTAATAAAAATGTAAGAAATTCTGTTAAATCATTTTGTGCATATCCTGTAAATATTTCGATATCTTTAATACTTGCTACTTTTTGAACAGCGCTTATAAATCCTGCCGGTTTTATAATACAATTTTCACTCCACATTAATTGTCGCAACTTATCCCATTCAAGTAATAATAAACTTTCAGGTATCTTATTGATTCTTTTTTTATATGTTCCATTATTTAAAAAATTATTTAATTCATATGTATGCGACAAACACTGAATTGTTGAATTTATAAAACACGTATTCCCTAAATTTCCTAATCCTGTCAAACCTCTCCCGCTGTAATTATAAGATTTCTCTAAAGTTGCCATCATTATTTATATATTTTTCATGCGTATTTTTTAAATATATTTAACTTATTCTTAATTAAAAAGATAATTATAAATTTTATAATATGAATAATGATGCCACTTCTAGGGAATATTTAAGTTTATATAGACAACATTTGAATATGATGCAATCATTCATTGACTTAAATAATAACATTATTGTCGGTATAAACAATTCATTATCATTGCAACCTTCCCTAAATAGAACTCCCCTAAATAGACCTTTTCAAAATAGACCTTTTCAAAATATACCTTTTCAAAATAGACCTCCTCAAAATATACCTTTTCAAAATATACCTTATCAAAATAGACCTTATCGAAATAGACATTATCAAAATAGACCTTTTTTATTTTCTAGACCAATGTATCCACCACCTACGCCACCTACACCACCTACACCACCTACACCACCTACACCACCTACACCACCTACACCACCTACACCACCCACACAAAATACACATCCATCGCAAAGTTCAAATTTTTTACAGACAACACTAGGGGTTTTTGATAGTTCGCAGAATACAACAAACAGTGGGACATACCCAGAAAGCACTTTTTTTAATAGGACAATTACTAGACCACCATCGAGAAGAAATTTTAGAGGAAGACATAGACGTTCTTTTAATACACCTTTCTTTTTTAATACAACTTTCAATACAAGAAATTTACAAGATACATTAAATAATTCTCTATATGATACATATCCACAAAGACCATTGACAGAAGAAAATTTCGATAATGAAACAACATCAAATACATGGGAAAATATTAGAAATATTTATGACTTATCTGATAATCAAATTTGCCCCATAACTAGAGAGAATTTTAACAATGATACAAATGTTACTAGAATAAATCATTGTGGTCATATATTTACAAGAAGTCAATTATTAAATTGGTTTCAATTTGACACACGATGCCCAATCTGTAGATATAATCTTTATACTAACCCCGAAAATGAAATCATTGAAAATACAACAGACGCAGCAACAGGACCAGCAACAGGACCAACAACAGGACCAACAACAGGACCAGCAACAGGACCAACAACAGGACCAACAACAGGACCAACAACCTCACCAATAGCCTCACCAATGGCCGCAATAGACCAAGAAACTATAAATAATACATTAACAAGTATTATAAATAATAACCAAGCATTAAATGATATTAGTGAAAACATATATAATTTGTCCAATGAGATTGCCAATAATGTTATGAATGTGTTTTCAGATTTATCATCTTCTTTGAATAATCCAGATAATTCTAATAATATTTTATCAAGCGAACTAATGTTTAATATTCCTAATCTATTTAATAATTTGCAAACTAATAATTCGACAACCTTCCCCGGAACAAATTATAACAATCAGTATAGTAACCCAACTGATTTTTTTAACCCATTTAATAACCCAACTACTGAACAAAGTATTTTAAATCCCTCACCAGATGAAAATAATCAAAACGTTGCAAATGAAGAAAATGAAACAACAGATTCCACTTTTGACGACTCTGAATTATATAACGACGAAGATAACGACCAAGAAGATAATGTTGATTAAAAATATATTGTAAATATATATGAAAAATGTTTTTGTTATACTTGGAAATAAATTAAAAAAAAATTCTAAAATTTCTAATATTTTAAAATATAGATTAGATAAAGGCATTGAAAAATATAAAAAAAAAGATATAATTATTGTTTGTGGTGGGAATATTTCCAATCAAAAACACACAGAGGCATATGTTATGAAAAAATACTTGATTAAAAGAAATATACCTGAAAAATCTATCTTAAAAGAAAGTAAATCTATTTCAACTAAAGAAAATATGAAATTTCTCTCAAAGATTATATTAAAAGAAAAAATTTCCAAATTCTCAATCATATCTTCCAAAACTCATATACCAATAGTAAAAAATATTGTTGATAATCTTTTATTTTATGATAAATATAAAATAAATTATATTTCTGTTTAAAAATTAATAAAAATTAATAAAAATTATATAATTTTTATTAATTTTATATTCCAAATAAACTAGTAATTGATTGTTGTCCATTTTGCTTATTATTATAAATACGCAAAATATCATCAAACAGCAACTCCTTAACATGTTTATTCCTGACTTTCATTATATTTTCCACGCATTTTTTATCATCGTCCTTCCATTTTCTTTCCAAAGACCGTATTTTCCTATCAAACCCTCGCCTCCTCGTTTTAAATACTTTCAAATTCTCCAAAACCAATGCAAATATTTGCATGACTGGTTTCATAATTTGGTTAGTAATATAAATTTTATAATCAGGTTTTAATCCATTCTCTTTAATATAATCTGGATTCTCTATCTTATCACCCTGCAATTTAACATTCTTTTTAGTTTTTATATAAATATAAGGTATTCTGCTCCCCGTCGATGGTTTATTACCGGGGTCTCTCTTACCCATCCTATCTGCCAACACTTTATGGGCTATGCTTTCAGGACATTTATAAAACTCCCGCAATGATTTAGTAATAACAAGTTTATCTAATGGAATCTTCTCATCAATAATATCCTTTAAAAATGTCTTTAAAAATAACACAGCTTTCTCAATATTTTGCTCTTTCATAATAATATCTATAATTCCACCATACACATCCTTGACAACTGGTGCATTGTCTCGTCTTTTCAAAACAATTCCCATCGACTTTCTCTTGCATTTATTTCTATCATGTTCATACAACATTCCTACATATCGCTTCTTGGATAACAACAAAAACGGGTCAAACGTCTTTTCATACTCCAAATCATGAGGTGGTTTCAAAAATTTACTTGCAAGCTCACCACATTCTATCGCTAGTTGAATAGTTATATCTAACGCTTTCTTTCCCGTTATCTTTGTTCCATCCAATTCCTCTGCATTAAAGGTCATAAAACAGGAATCGGTGTCTCCATAAACTACCTTGGACTTGCAGCGAATTTTTCCATGTGTAGTATCGCATATTTTATTCCCATACACTCCTTCGATGATTTTTTTTCCATAAATCAATAATTTTCTACCGGTTGCAGTAGTGGATGCAGCAATATCCATCTCATAAAAACTACTTGTTCTAGCACCAGTCTGACCATATAATGAATTTGCTGTAACTTTTAAACCTTGTTGTCTCTTATCAAATACATTCTTCATGAAATCATCATATGTATCTCTTACACTAACAACATCTTCTTCATCAAATTCACACACTTCTTTTTCACTAACTACGGTGCATATTTTATCTTTTACACTATACAACCCAGATATTTCCTCACCATCAGCCAATGTTATTGTTTTATATTTAATAAATTTTCTTGTCGCTTTTCTTCCAGCTAACAATTCATGCAAAACAGATGGCATAATAGCTTTCTTCCCTTCTGGAAATTGCGCAAAACGACATGTTTTTGTACCAACTTTCACCTTTTCTTGTGCCTTCCCAGTGCCTTTACGCCTCCAAATATATCTATCATAAGTAATATCAACATATTTATATCCCGGCAAATTATCATACTTAAAATCACCATTCTCATCCCTAACTCCTTTAATTATCTCATTCCCCATTGAATCACGTTCTATATTGCCTTTTAAATCATATTCTTTTGTCCATACTTTACTATCATGTGATATATTTTCACTAATCATAGAACTTGGATACAGTGAAGCATAATCTACTACTGCTACGGGATTATCAATATACAACCCACAATATGGTTTTAAACAAATAGCTCCTTCATAACTGCTATCACCTTTTCCAACATCTAAAACTGGCATCAATGTATTTTTTTCAGAACATTTTTTTGCAATGAAAGATAATAGTTTAATTCCCTGACCTCTCATAACAATAAATTCTACAGGAACATAACAAATACTGGCAATCTCTGACATCCCTGTAAAAATATCATTTTTTTTCATTAAATTATGCACAAGGTTACAATCCTGAAAACAATATTTTGCAATTATAGCTCTTTCATCGGGTCCCTCGTTTGTCAATCTAAAAATATCTTGTGGTGTTACATCATCCTTTGCCAAACACCATCTACATTTTTTTCCCTTTAAATCTTTCGCGATTTCTTTATTATTTATTACAAAACTATCCGAATTCATTTGTTCTACTATGAATTTTTTACCTTGTTTATATTTATCTGTTGAATGACCTAATAATTCAAAACAAATATAATGTCCATCTTTCAATCCCATCAAATTTTTGCTCTTTATAATTGTTTTTTCATCAACAGAATCAACGTCTTTTATAATATCTCCTATAAAATGAGATGCCACGTTATCTAATTTATATGACGGTAAATTAATTTCTCTTCTAAAATGATTGTATAAATCTATTTGCACGCGGCCTTCCATTTTAATATATTTTAAATCATGTGTTCCACTAGCAATCTTAATAGATGAATCAATAACACGCGATTGTTCTCCCACCAATCTTCCCAATTTCAAAAAATCCCTTTTACATCGTAATTCTTCGGTTCTTTCAATCATAAACTTGTAATCAAACCCAAAAATATTATACCCTATAACAATATCTGGGTCTTCGCGTTGTATCATTTTGGTCCAAGCCAATAATACATCACGTTCATTATCATACGTTTCTATTTGACAATTGGGGACATCTGGACAGTTTGAGCAACTATTTAATACAATCATATGATTTAAATATTGGTCTTGTTCGCCCATCCTCATAAACGTTGAGCCGATAAACGTAACTGTGTCTCCTTCAACTTTTGGAAAATTTTCTTTTTTAAACATTAATTCGAGCATATCTGCAACCAATGCTGGTTCTTCTTTACTATTCAATAAATATAAAATATCATTTTTATAAAATTCCTTATTTTTAAAATATATTCGTTTCTTTTTTTTCTTTTTTGTAAAAACATCTTGGTCTTCTAATTCCATTAACTGTTCTTCGCGTTTTTGTGTTTCTTCTATCGTTTGTTCTTCCTCCCTATCCTCCTTCATTTTTTTTAAATAAAACCATAAATTATTTTTAAACATATTTGAAATCAAATATTCCAATACATTTTTTTTTGGTTTTATCATTTCTCTATCTTTTTTTAAATATATTTTATCAATGTTTTCCTGGTCACTATATTCAAATGCAGTATAAATTAAATCTGTAAATAATTGTTTTTTTTCTTCCAATGATTTATTGCGAATTGTTTTTTTATTAGTTGTCCAATGATTTACTATTTGTCTGCATAATTTTAAATATGTCTTTTTTGCCAATGGAAAATCTCCATGACTTGATGAAGCTTCAATATCAAAACTACATATTTTCAAAGGAATGGCATCTTCCTTTTTCTTTTCCGAAACTATTTTATCAAAATCAATCCAATATTCATAGTCACAGCATGTTTCACTACTTTCCGAGTCAATTTCTCTTTCTTTAAAAGATACCCACCCAGAAGGCGAAATATCATTTATATGAAAGAAACGTAACAATGGAGGCAATTTTGCTTCGTATAATATTGTATTCATAAACCCTTTCTTAATTAAATTTCTTTTTCTAAAATCTTCATCTTTTGTATACCACAACCCTTTTACTTTATTGTATGCAGATGTATTATTAAAAGTAATTTTTATAAAATTATATGTTTTATTATTGTCAAAGCCGTATAATTTCTTTTTATTGATGTATTTAAAATTACTCACTGACCCGGAATAATAAGGACCTATTTCTTTTTTTACTTTTTCCTTGAAATCTTTTAATTTTCTTGAATCCCAATATTGTGGTGCTTTTACATAAAAGAATGGTTTAAAATTCATAACATTTATTGCAAATGTTTTACCAATTTCATTCATCCCATACATCTGTATTACAGTCTCCTTTTTATCACCAAAGCTTTTCTTTTCTTCTTCATCTGAATCCGACTCTTCGCTTAAATCTTCATTATAGATTCTAAAATCGAAAAGTCTAACATAAATCTTTTCAGACATCTTTTTAGACATTTACTTATAGTTGGGTTATTATATTTATATTTATTCATATAAGATTTACTATCAATTTTATATGAATGTAATATTAAAATTATTTAAATATTGCATAATAAATATATCTATTATGACTGATTACACCTTTATGAAATCTGGGTTTGATAATATTGACCATGGAGATGACGAAGAAAAAGCTAAAGATTTAACTTCTATTTTAGTTCATTTTTCAGAAAATTCATTGAATCATGCGGCATTGTATATTAAACACTCTAAAAGAAACTGTATTACACCCGAAGATATTAAAAGAGGAATGATGCTAGAAATGTTTATGTTTACAAAAAGAGATAATTTAAAAGAAAAAATAGAGGAAATCAAAAATGAAATCTATGGTGATGATAATGATGAAGAAATCATTGCAAACGAGCCTGATAGAAAAGAAGATGAATTCAAAGAAAGTAATTGCAAGTGTGCCCTGTGTTTATGTATGAATAATATATATACAAGATGGGATAAATGGTCACCTGAAACACCCATTCAAGAAATTCTACAACGTCATATAGAAAATATTAATTAATTAAACCTTCTAATTTTTTTAAGGTTGCTTTTAATTCGGCTTTCTTTGAAGCCTTCTTGGACGCTTTCTTCTTTAAAGCCTTCTTGGACGCTTTCTTCTTTAAAGCCTTCTTGGACGCTTTCTTCTTTAAAGCCTTCTTGGACGCTTTCTTGGATGCGTTCTTTCTTTTTTTTATTTTCTTTGTAGCGTTTTTTGCTGCCTTTCTTAAAAGATTGCTATAAGGTGTCCTTCTTTTCTTTTTGCGAAATTTTTTTAAACTTTTTTTTAAAACTTTTACTGGCTTATTTATCAAATTTTTATTAAATACGCTTGCTAAAAATGAATTTAATGAACTTTCATCTCTAGAACCTTCATAATCTTTTTCTTTTTTTCCATTGTTTAAAACTCGTATTGTTGGAAATCCACGGATATCTTTATCACAATTTAAATTTTTTACGTTTCCCTCTGAAACGCGAGCAATTAACCCATCCCTTCTAGATGTGCTAAACCTTCCCATAATTTTATTTAATGTAGGTTCTAAAGCTCTACAATGACCACACCACGGTGCAACAAAAAAAACAACAGCTTTGTTTTTTTGCAATAAATTGTTTAAAAAAGGAATATTATTGTTTGTTGCAGAAATAACTCTCATATATAAATCATAAAGAAATTAATATATAAATAAAATATATATGAAAAATGTTTTTAAATCTATGACTAAAAATTTTAAATGTGGTGCAATCGTTTCATTCTTTATTCTAGGATTATTATTCACTTTAACATATAAACATGATGATTTGGTTGAAGGTTTTGATTTAAACGATAAGTGTCCAAATTTATTAGTAAAAAAAGGCAAAGAATTACATTTAGTAAACACAAAAAAAGCGATGATCCCTGGTGTGAACCCAATAAAATTCAATAATTTAGAAGAATATTCTGAATTTGTTAAATATCAAAAATATATGAATATTAATTGCCCTATTCTTTATTATGAAGAAACATATGATGTTCAAAACAATAAAGGATTTCGTTTACAGGGTGACCCTTTAAATAAAGATGGTGGTCTTCCAAGCAATATCTCAAACAAATATAACGTCACAAACACAAACAACCCTTTAAAAGATGCTTCTATGGATAATCCACCTTATAATGTAAATCATTTTTCTGGTATTGAAAATCAAAATCAAAACATTGGTGTTAAAACAAAGTTAGATGACATTATTTTAGAAGCAACTATAAATCCAATGAGTACTGCTTGGAAAGGTGATGCCGCTACAAAAGCTTCTATAAAAAAAGGAGATTTTGTAGGTAGAACTAGAAATATGAATAACCCATTTGACGACCAAAAAATATTGAAACCAAATAATTAAAAAGCATTGCTTCCATCGTTTTCATACTTTTCAGTTGTTTCCATGCTAATGTTTTCTGTTGCATTTTGTGGTGAATTTTGTGGTGCATTTGGTTCTGTATTTTGTGTGGCATTTTGTCCCGAAATTTGCTGTGGGTTTTGTTGAGGTCTCACAAATTTTTGAACACATTCCCAACATTTTGAAGATTCCTCCAATGAAAATGTTCCTCTTTTTTGTGCCATGTTTAACATTGCTACCATGACATTTAAAGCAATATTCTCGTCTTTAATTTCGACATCTGCCAATGCTATTTGTTTTTGCTGCTGTGGTTGTTGTTGTGGTTCCATTATAAAAAATGTATTTTAAATTATTTTTAAATACATTTTTTACAATATATTATTTTTTAATACATTTTTTACAATATATTATTTTTTAGTCCGTAAAATTTCATAATAATAATTCCTACAATAATTAGAAACATACCAAAAAAAGATGCACCGTTTAATTTTTCTTTAAGAAATAAATAAGCACCTAACCCTGATAAAACAATGGGTAATGAAAACATAATGGAAAATGCTATATGAGATTGTTTTCCTGATTTTTTATATGCGGAATAATAAAAAAATCTAGCACACGTTCCCAAAACGAATATAGAAAAAATAAATGTATATAATAATGTTTTATTCGATTTTAATATATCATTTAATTCTTTTTTAAGTTTATCATGAAAAAATAAAAAAATAAGTAAACCTGAAAGACCATATGACATATTGGCTATACATATCGCTAACATTGGTGAAATTTTACCCATTAAAACATCTATAATAATAATAAATCCCCATAAAGAAGCGGTAATAATTGCACTGGTTATATAATCAAACATATATATATAATATTATTTAAATAATTTATTATAATAATTGCTGCGGATATTTTACCAAAAATGTTTTTATATTTAGAAATAATTTATAATATCCCTTTAATGTATAATGAAAACGAAAAAATCACGAAAAAAATCTAAAAGTAACACACGTAAATCTCAAACGAAAAAAAACAGAGTTGGTAATAAATCCGGTAATAGAGCGTCATTCGCCGCGAAATTGGCCGCGTTTATTTGTGAAAATCAAGATTTTTCGAAAACACATGGCAATCCTACTGAAGGGTTTAATAATGATGGTGGTAAACAAGTAACTGGTGTTCTTCCATTTTTACATTTAAATATAAATGAAAAACAATTTACATTATTGTTGGATGGGGCTAGCGGAAGTTTGGTAAAAGCATGTAATATTTTATGCAATAAAAAGAATTTAAATAAAAAATTGAAAAGTTTAGGATTTAATTGCAAAAAAAATTCATTAAAAGGTATAAATAACGGATTGTTAAATGCTATTTCCGAATCAATTCATTCTGGATGGAAAGGAAGAAAGAATGGAAGAAGAGTAATTAGTTTTATTGAAAATATTATGCGAAAACAAGAAAAACTTGGCATTATCCCAAAGTCTAGTATCAAATGGGCACAATAAAAAATATATTTAAATTATTTTTAAATATATTTTTTCATCTATTTTTTTTTATCGTCTATTTTATATTTTTTGTAAATACTATGTTTTATTATGACATCATCGTGAATTTCATGGAGGCCTTTTATTATTTCTTTAATAAAAATAAATGAATTTTCTTTATATTTATCTTTGTATAAAAACCCATCTTCGTCCATACCATTGGCTTCAAATATAGTTTTCCAAATATTTGGACCAAGTAAAAAAAAATTTATTAAAATATATGAAATAAGATTTGATTTTTTTTCACCAATTTCTTCATTGAATTTTCCATATTTTTTTGCCAATAATTCAAATTTTTCACCCAAATCTTTTATATTTTTTTTAAAATCATTATCATTCTCATATTTATTTACTATATATTTTCCTATCTCTTCCTTTCTACCATTATCTTCTATTATCCAATTTTTTAAATCACTTGGCTTTTTTGTTTTATTATTCCATTTTTCATTTAATTTTTCACTTTTTGATAATGCAACTGTTATTGACGATTCAAATACTTTATCACTCTTGGATTTGTTATTTTTTATTACTTTTAAATAATATTTTACCTGCATTTTTAGATTTTTTATGAAATTTGTAGCTTGGGTTTTTGGCGAATCTTTTTCATTACCACAAAACGTCATAACAGGTAACGCTTTCGGTTCACATTCATTCACGCTGCTTTTACCCATACCACCGAAATATTCCCTAAAACTCGTTTTCATTAAATAAATCATTAAAAATAAAACCAATATTAGTATATAATGCTTTTTAAAAAACTTATTAATTTTTTTAAAATTCAGTGATTTATTAATTTTTTTTAAATTCAGTGATTTATTAATTTTTTTTAAATTTTTATTTATAAATTTCATATATATATATTTAATATTTATAATTTTTTCGTTTTCCTTTTAGTTTTCGTTTTCCTTTTAGTTTTCGTTTTCCTTTTAGTTTTCCTTTTAGTTTTAGTATTCTGCGCACCACCATTCGAGTATCCCATATTTTCCAGGGTATCTTCATACCATTCATCAGCGTCTTCCAAAATTTCTTCAACAGCATTCCAAAAAGGCTCTCTTCCTTCAAGTTCATTTATTGTCCTCCCCTCACCAGTTGTATAATATTTTACACCTCTATTTGGGAAATTTTGTTGCATAAAACCATCATACAAGTCTCCTTTGCCAATTATAGTTCCAACAGCATTGCTTAAATTCAAAACTAGAAGACTTATTATTTCTTTTAACGTTTCATATGTGAGGAATGGCATTGCCCTCAAATACTTTGCAATCCATAAAATAAAGGGTGTAACATTTTCCCCAACATATTCATTGAAATTTCCAATACTTTGACTTGCAGGTATTTTAGTTGCCCATAAAGGAAGCCACCTTTCAATTGCATTTTTCGGGTCTACCAACGTATCATTAGTTATGTCTTTATTTGCAATCGTCATAATTTGATTTAAAAATATAATAGCAAATAATAACATTATTATTTTTAAGCCTGTTCTTGGGTTGGCTTTCGCCACTTTTTTTGAAAAATCTTTACTGTCATTTTTGGACATACCCATTTTTATACATGCATAGTAAGTAGCTGCGGCCCTAGATGGGGCTTCTACATCGCTATTTTTTATCTTTTTCCAATCTTTACCATAATGTTTTTCTAACACTTTTCTTCTCAATGTCTTTGCATTTCTTGTTAATTTATTATTTTTTCTTTGATTTAATTCTTTTTTAAATTTATTCCAATCCTTTTTAAAAAAAGGAATGTCCTTTTTACCATCATGTTTATGTTTTTTTGATATTTTTTTTTCTAAAAATGTATTAATATCGTTCATTACTCTCTTTAACAATTCGGTCTTTATATTTTTTTTACTACTTCTTGAATTACTTCTTGAATTACTTCTTGAATTACTTCTTGAATTACTTCTTGAATTACTTCTTGTATTACTTCTTGAATTACTTCTTGAATTACTTCTTGTCTTTTTTCGACGCGTTTGTGATTGTTTATTTGCTCTTGCAACCGTCTTTTTCTGACCTTTTATAGTAGTCGGCCAATTTGAATCAACAATACTCGTTGAAATTCTTTCTTTGTAAGCTGTGGTACATTCTGGAACGTCTTTATGAATCCCTGACGCAACCAATCTACATGATTGTATATTATCAAATCTTCTTCTTGGTGCCAAAGAAGCAAGACCGACAACTAAAGCCTTAACTAGTTTCATATATATAAAAATAAATATTATAATTTTATACATCTATTTTTATCACAGGGTCATCTTTCATATACAACAAATATTTCCTAATATTTTTTACGGTCGTTTGTGATATTTTTCTTTTACTTCCATTTGCCATATTAAATTCCAAATCGTCCAAACAATGTTTGTCATTCTTTATTTTATCTAACATATCATACAAAGAGTTAAACCGCGCCATAACAACTTTCGATGTTTTACTACTTATTCCCGGTATTTGACTTAATATTATTTCGCCAACATTTTCAGGAACTATATTCTTCTTCTTTACTCTTTTAACCACGTCCGTGTATGATTTATTTGAATTGTTATTTGTACCATCATTCTTATAATAATTCTCTCTAGTTTTCTCTTTCTGAAGTTTATTTGTTATCCGTAAAATATATTCTGCTGTTTCCATCACATCGCGCGTCTTAAAAACACTAAATCCCTTAAAATATTGCAAACAAAACATTGTAACTTGGAGTGTTGACGCTTTAATTTTATTATACTTATTATTATAATTATGTATATCACCCTCTATCAAATAAACTATATTATGATTATGAATTTTCATACCATTCAACCTGAAAGATTGCTCTGAATATCTTCCATCCTTCAGCGATGCTGCCAAATCACTTAATGATTTTCTCTCTATTATTAGCTTTTCAACATTATCATCGTCGCAAATAATAATATCACCCAAATCTAATACTTCTACTATTATTTCAAATTTATAATCCAGGTCATCCTTTAACGCTTTCATTAATTTTATCAATTTTCGCTCCCTATTATCAATCTTTATTATCATTTGAATTATTAATAGAACTATCTTTAATATATTTAATAAAAATCTTATTAAAGATTTTTAATAACATTTTTATATATGGAAAAAATTTCACCTAAAATGGCAGCTGCTTTTGGTGTTGGATTTCTTGGATTTATTATGGCAGCTTATAGCTATAATAAACATCACAAACCTGACTATGCTGATAGATTAGTTAAAAATTTCAGTGAAGATATGGAAAGAAGTATTCGAGCAGAATCAAAAAATGCGCAAAATAATGGTGCTGCTGCTGGTGCTGCTGGTGCTGGTGGTGCTGCTGGTGCTGGTCTTCCTGGCAGTGATGCTGGTGCTGCTGGTGCTGCTGGTGCTGCTGGTGCTGGTGCTGCTGGTGCTGGTGCTGCTGGTGCTGGTCTTCCTGGCAGTGATGCTGGTCTTCCCGGCAGTGATGCTGGTCTTCCCGGTAGTGATGCGGGTCTTCCTGGTGAGGATGCTGGTCTTGATGCTGGTGGTGCTAAAGAAGATTCAAAAGTAAAAAAAGAAACAAAAAAGGAAATTAATGAATCATGGGGCAAATTTTGGAAAGGCGAATATGACAATTTGAAGAAGAAAAAGAAATCATCAAAGAAATCATTAAATAATTAATAAAAGAGGTTAAATAATAATATTAATATTTACTTATACAATGCAAAACGATGGTGATATTAAAACAAAAGATTCAGAATTAATTTTCGACCCATATAATAATTTAAATACAGAAGTTTCTTTAAAATTTTTATCAGATATTTTAAAGAAATATGGTGTCCCAGACACGGTTCATAATATTAATTTATATAAAAGAGCTTTCGTGCACAAATCATACTGTAAGCGACCAAAACTAGAAAATGAAATTAATAATATTACCATTGTTGATAAACCAGATGAATGCATGTCTCTTAAAACAAAATCCAACGAGCGTTTAGAGTTTTTGGGCGACGGTGTTCTTGAATGTGTAACAAAATATTATCTTTATAGAAGATTCCCAAAAGAAAATGAAGGTTTTATGACTGAAAAGAAAATTGCACTTGTTAAAAATGAAACAATTGGTAGAATGGCTTATGAAATGGGTCTAAATAAACATTATGTTTTGTCAAAAAATGCCGAAGAAAAGAAAACTAGAACTAATCTAAAAAAATTAGGATGCCTTTTCGAAGCCTTTTTGGGGGCTCTTTTTCTAGATTTTAATAAAATTTCTATTCACGACGATGATAAATGGTTTGATAGTGTTTTTGTTACTGGGCCTGGTTTTCAAATTGCACAAATTTTTATTGAAAATGTTTTTGAAAAACATATTAATTGGTTAGAATTAGTTAATAATAATGATAATTACAAAAATCAACTGCAAGTTCAATTGCAACAGGCTTTTAAAGTTACGCCAATTTATAAAGAAATTAATAATTGGGATGAGGACGAAGGCTATCATATGGGTGTATATTTGGCTGTAAATTATAAATCCCACCAATTCAACCATAGTGATAATAATGTTATGAATTTGGAAGAATTTTTTAATATGAATCAAATAGAAAAAACGGATAATACAATTATTGAGAGATTAAAAGATTATTATAATTCATTGGTGGAAAATGAATTAGAACCAAGTTTTGTTATATTTTTGAGTGAATCAAAACATAAAATTAAAAAGAAAGCTGAACAAGCTGCTTGTAAAATGGCATACGAAACAATCGTTGCGAAATAATTTTACCAACCAGCATACATTATTTCTCTAACTGTTATCCTGTTTTCTTTAAGAAAATTTAAAACATCACGCCTTGTAACATTTTTTACATTATTTGGAAAATGTCTTTTAATCCAGTGCCTAACTATTAAATATCTGGAAGAATTACTATCCATTGCTTTATTCATTAAAAAAAATGGATAGTTTTTTAGATTTATATCGCACATATTGATTATTAACATTCTATATAACAAACACTTTTTGTATACTTTCATATATTTATAATAATTTTCCCATGACAATGATTTACCAAAAGCATTCATATTACCATAACATTCAGGTAATCTATGGCATCTAAAACTTTTTTGTATTATTTTTACCTTTTTTATTATTAAATCATTGTCATTTTTTAAATCTTTATTTAATAAACCAAATTTTAACATATCGCTCATTTTCAAATACTTATATATATGTTCATTTATAACATCTTCGGGGATAAAGCAATTTTTAAAAATTTTTATTATATTATATTTTTCTTTACTGATATTATTCATTAGTGTAATATATAAATTAAATTTTAATATATTTTAATATATTAAAATTTAATAAAGATAGTGAACTTTTTCGAAATGTTTAATTCTCGGTGATTTAACTATTTCATTATTTACTTTTATATTTAATTCTTCGTTTTTTAAGGAATATATTCCATTATTTCTTCTTTCATCGTCGACATCTAAAAATGTTGTATTTTTTCCCGGAATTATAAGTTTTTTTAATCTATTCTTTTTGTATTCTTTTATTTCTTTCTTTATTAATTGGTCCTGTATATTTGCTTTTTTATCTTCCATTTAAAAATATAATATAAAAATGATATAATATTTTTTTATATTATATTTTTATAAAGATATATTATGGATTTTTTGTCTCTTTTATCTAATAAACCAAAAAGCATACAAAGAAAAGAAAAACCAAAATATGAATTACAATCGCAGGTTAAAAGGAATAATAAACAAAATAATTCAGGCAAAACAGCCAATGAAGGCAAACCAGCCAATGAAGGCAAACAAGCCAATGAAGGCAAACCAGCCAATGAAGGCAAACCAGGTATGTCTATTGTTAATAAAACACTTGAAAATAAACTAGATGTTGAAAAATATTTTAAAGAATTAAGAAAAAATTTTTCAGTAAGGAAATATGATGCAAAAAAAACAAGAGAAGATTCGTTTCAAAAGATAGAAAAAATTCGCATTGACAGAGAAAAAGATGACGCTTTAGAAACAGAACAGAGTGACGCTTTAGAAACAAAAAGCGATATACCCAAATCAAAAAGAAAAACCAATAGAAAAAAACCATCAAAAACAAAAACGACAACTGTTTTTTTACCACCCACCACATCAATTGATTATAAATCTATAAAATATTACAAGTTTAATAATGACAAAAACCAAATGTTAGACGATAGACTTCCAAAAATTAAAAAAGAATTTTCAACTTCCGAAAGCCATCTCAATAATAGAGAAACATTCTTAAATTTTGTTAATAATACATTATTTTCTTCGTATACAAAATCTAGTAAAGAAGAAAAGGACGACATAACTTGTAAAAGCTTAAATGATAGTAAATCATCCGGCGAATTTAACTTGTTAATGCATCAAAATTTAGTAAAAGATTATTTAAATATTTATTCACCATACCGTGGTTTATTTCTCTATTTTGGTTTGGGTGCAGGAAAAACATGTTCTTCTATTGCCATTGCCGAAGGATTTAATGATAAACAAATAGTTGTTATGACACCTGCTTCTTTACAACAAAATTATGTTAGTGAATTAAAATTTTGCGGTAATTTCTTATTTAAAAAAAATCAATTCTGGGAAAAAATAGAAACCAACAACGACCTTCGAGCAGAAGAAGTGTTATCTAATATTTTGGGTCTATCCCTCGAAGATATAAAGAAAAACAACGGTGCTTGGATGGTTGATGTTCGAAGACCTTCTAACTTTTTCACTTTGATTCAAGAACATCAAAATCAAATAGATAAACAAATTAATAGAATGTTGCGAAATAAATACAAATTTATTAACTATAATGGATTAAGGGACCAATCATTGGTTCAAATGGAGCGAGAAGGCAATGAAATAAACGGTGGTAACTATTTCAATAATAAAGTTGTTATTATTGATGAAGTTCATAATTTCATTAGTCGAATAGTAAATAAATTAAATAAACCAGACTCATTGTCTATGAAATTATACGAGTATTTAATGGATGCTGATAATTGCAGAATTGTATTTTTAACGGGAACACCCATTATCAATTATCCCAATGAAATAGCTATTTTTTACAACATTTTAAGAGGATATATAAAAACATATAAATTAAAATTAGATACATCACAATGTTCAGAAAGAGCAATTAACGAGAGATTTATTAAAAAAGTTCTAAAAAATAACCCATATGATTATATAGAATATAGTCCTTCTACTTTTGAACTAAAAATAACAGCTAATCCATTTAACTTTACAAATGTATACAAAAGTAATGAATATGTTGGTGTAAAAAATACCAAGCTAGGACCGGAGCAAGCGCAGCAGCAAGCGCAGCAAGGGCCGCAGCAAGGGCAGCAAGGGCCGCAGCAAGAGCAGGCCTCGGTTGGTTATAAAAATTTTTTAAGCGGTATTATTAGTTCATTAAAGAAAAAGAAAATCACCGTTAAAAATCCAAAAGACCAACCAATAAAATATAAATGTCTACCTGATGATTTAAATGAATTCAAAAGCTTATTTATAAATACAGAAAACAATACCTTTAAAAATAAACTAATGTTTCAAAGAAGAATTATGGGATTAACGTCATTTTTTAAGAGTGCTAGTGAAAAATTACTACCCACGTTTAATAAAACAACTGATATTATTGAATTTAATATCCCAATGAGCAATTACCAAATTAATATTTATGAACAAGCTAGAAATGTTGAAAGAAAACAAGCAGCCAAAAATGCGCAAAAATTAAAAAAAGGTCTATATGAAGAATCAACTTCAACGTATCGTGTATATTCCCGCGCTTGTTGCAACTTTGTTTTCCCAGAACAAGTTGCAAGACCAAGTGCTAAAAAAAGCGAACAAGAAGAATCATTGGGCGAACAAAAAACTAATGTCGAACAAAAAACGAATGCAGAACAAAAAACTAATGTCGAACAAAAAACGAATGCAGAACAAAAAACTAATGTCGAACAAAAAACGAATGCAGAACAAAAAACGAATACCGGAGAAGTTACAAATGCCGAACAAAAAACGAATGCCGAAGAAGTTCCAACAAATGATACAATCGAGGTTGCACTCGAAAAACTTTCAAATTTAACAATTGAAAATAAAGAAGATGCCAATTTCGGACAAAAGATTCTTTTTGGAGAGAATTTATTGACATATTCACCAAAATTTCATAAAATTCTCGAAATTCTCCAAAACGAGGAAAATATAGGACTGCATTTAATATACTCAAGTTTTAAATCATTGGAAGGTGTCGGTATTTTAAAATTAATTCTTGAAGCAAACGGATTTGTTCAGTTTAAACTTACTCCAAAAAAATCAGGTAATTCTTCTGTAAAAGAATACGAAATTAATGAAGAAGAACTAAAAGAAAAACCAGCGTTTGCTTTATATACAGGTGACGAAGGTGTCGAAGAAAAAGAAATAACACGTTTAATTTTTAATAGCCAATGGGATAAATTAAAAGACGTAAATCTAAAAAGGCAACTTAAAAATGTCTTTAAACATAATTTCGTCGGAGATGTTATAAAATGCTTAATGATTACTAGTTCGGGTGCCGAAGGTATTACTCTAAAAAACACAAGGTTTGTTCATCTGGTTGAACCATATTGGCACCCCGTTAGAAAAGAACAAGTAATTGGTAGAGCCGTTCGAATATGTAGTCATGATGATTTGGATGAAAATTTAAAAAATGTTAAAGTTTTTAAATATTTAATGACATTTACAGATGAACAATTAAGAGGTGACGCAAAGTCAGAAGACCCAAAAAAACGAAACCCAGTTGTTTCAAAGGAATTATTATTAAAAGATTTAAGTAAGTATTCCGGGAAAAAAGGAGCAAGACCAATAACAACAGATGAAGCATTGGACGAAATTTCAAATATGAAAGAAACCATAAATAGAAATATTTTAGACACAATAAAATACTCTGCTATTGATTGCAAAATACACAATAAACCCAATTCAAAAGAATACAAGCAATGTTTCACCTTTAATTCACCATCCATTGAAAGATTTTTATTTAAACCTAACTATAAAAATGACGAGAGTGATAAAACATTGCAAATTAATGAAAAAAAAATAACATGGAAACCGGAAATTATTTCATTTAAGGGAAAAAAATATGTGTTTAAAAGACTTAAACCCGGAAAACCATTCGGTATCTTATTTGATTATGAATTATATATTGCTGGAAATCAAAACCCAAATGCCCTTGTAAGATATGGTGAACTAAAAAGAGGAGAAGGTGACCAAAAGAAAAAATTAATTTTAGTTCGTTAAATCGCAGATAAAGTACTTTCAAACATATTTTCAACAATTTCTTTTGATTTTAAATTATCAATATTTTCTAATATTTTTATTTGATTGTTCATAATATCAAATAAATATGTCTCCAATTTATCTATTCTTTTATTAATATTTATAACATCCGTTTGTGAATTCGCCGCATTTACATCACTGTCTTTAGTCTTTACCTTCATGTTTTCAAAAAAACTGTTCAAATTTATATTATCTTTTTCCTCGTCCATTTTTTCTCTCCTTTCAACCTCCTTTATAACATTCCTTTTTAAATTAATGTCCCGTTCTCTTTCTTTTATATCTTTATTCATATCATTGTTCATTAAATTAAAATATTCATCCATATTATTTTTTTCATTATTGTCTGCAATTTTAAACTTTACTTTCTTTTTTGGTGCATTGTCTACTTGCTTGTCTACTTGTTTGTCTACTTGTTTGTCTACCCGATTAACTTGATTGTCTACCCGATTAACTTGATTGTCTACCCGATTAACTTGCTTATCTACAATTTCCAAATTTATTTTTTGGTCATGGATTTTTAATTTTGGCACTCCACCACTGTTCAACCATTTTATACTATCGTTTGTATCGTATGTATGTGTTATATTGCTTAATTCTGCCTCCCTCTGCTCCATTGTTTGTGATAAAACATTTTCCATATTACCAATGGGTTCATCTGCATTTTCTGAAAAATCAATTTCGCCAGGTTTTTTATTATTCATTAGTTTTTTGAAATTTGTTTCATGTTCTTCATATCTTTTTCCTATTTGTAAAGATTTAACAAGATTTTTATTTCCAAATTTTTCATAATCGCGGAACATTATTAATTTTGAATCCTGCGACATTTTTGTCAAATATTGAAAACAACCCGACACGATTAATTTATTTATTTCACTCAAACCATTATAATCAAATCTTTTTGCATGATAATTATTGCATTGGTTTTCAAAAAATTTATGGAATTGGTTCATATCTTGTATCTCCAAATTATTACCATCTATCATCCCATTTAATACTTCCCATAATATTTGTTTATTGCTTTCAGATACAACCGACATTTAAATTATATAAATATATCAAAAATATTTATATTTATTTTTTTTTAATAATAAAATTTATTAAATATTTTATTAATAAAAATTTTTTAAATTGATACAAAAATTTATTAAATATTTTATTATTAAATATTTTATTATTAAAAATACCAATGCAAAAAACGGGTTTAAAGAGAAAAACCATCGATAAATTTTATACATCAAATACAGTCGTAAATGAATGTATTGCATTAATTAAAAAAACTCTGCAAATTAATGAAAATGATTTATGCATTGAACCAAGCGCTGGAAATGGCGCTTTTATTAATGGTATAAAATCTTTATGCGATAATTTTGCATTTTACGATATAGAACCAGAAAATAATGAAATAATTAAACTTGATTTTTTGAAGTTTAATTATGGAAATATTGGAAATAATAATATACACATTATTGGTAACCCACCCTTCGGTCGACAGTCATCGTTGGCTATTAAATTTATAAAAAAATCATGTGAATTTTGCGATAGCATGTCATTCATTTTACCAAAAAGTTTTAAAAAAAATAGTCTTAAAAAACATGTTCCTCTCAAATTTCATTTAATTTATGAATATGATATACCACGTAATGCATTTATTGTCAGTGGTAGTAAGCATGATGTACCATGCGTGTTTCAAATATGGAAAAAACAAGAAACAAACAGATTTGTTCCCAAAAAGTTATCTCCAAAGTCATTTAAATTTGTAAAAAAAGAAAAAGAACATGATATCTCTTTTAGACGCGTTGGTGTAAATGCTGGTAAAATTGATAAAAAAACTGAAAATAAATCATTTCAATCTCATTATTTCATAAAGTTTAATAATAATATTTCAGAAGAAATATATAAACAATTAGAATCAATACAATTTGATAGTAATAATACAGTTGGACCAAAGTCTATATCAAAACAAGAAGTTATCGAAAAATATAATAAATTTATGTAAATAAATCATCATGTTCTCTAAAAGGAATTATACCATTTGGATATTTTTGCAAAAGTTCAATACCCCTTACAAACTTTATTTTTATAATTGGGAAAGTTACATTTGAAACTATGCAAAATATTAATTTTTTTGTTTTTTCTTCAAACATTGCCCTATCGAACACACGACCCTGACCTAGCATATTTGATGGACAAAACTTACAACCATTCTTCGTAAATGTTTTTTCATCATATTTTGTTTCTGTAAAGTTCTCATCAATAAAATCGTATGGTTTACAACCACCTATATGCCGCAGTGGATAATTTAAAGAAATCCATTTTTCAATAAAATGCGAAAAAGGTCTTCCATCTTTCATAATATCATTTATCACATCTTGTGGTAAATTATCAAAACTAATATTGGTCAAAGCATGTGTAAATGTTACATTCAGTTGTATAGAGCAACTCTCATTTTGATATGTTTTTGTTTCACCTTGCATTATTTTTTTATATTTTTTTATATTTTTTTATATTTTTTTATATTTTTTTATATTTTTTAATTAAAAAATATAAAAAAATATAAAAAAATATCAATTTTTAATAAATTTATTAAATGTTAAAATATTTTTTTCTTAATTTTTCCATATCTATATCATTTATTTTTTTATTAAATCTACTAAATTTCACATCTTGCAACAATTGCATAATAAAATATAAACAATATATTCCACATTCACTATTACCATATTGATGCCTTTTCTTATTTGAAAAGAATTTATATTTTTTGCCCATTAAATCTGACTGATTTTGAATAGTTCGAGCCAATCTTCTTATATTTGTCGGGCATCTATCACCATAACTATCAAAATAATATATTTCTTTCAAATTACAATTAACAAATAATGCCACCCAATGTGAACCAGACTTATAATGCGGGTCTAAATTAAATATTACGGCTATCTTCTTTTTTCCATTATTTATCTCTGTTTTTAAATCAAATTTACATAAATCTTCCCAAACGCATTCGCCATATGCTTTTTGTGTATCATAATCAATTGGCGAAGGTCCTATAAATTCAAAACATTTATATGCTGCCTCATATTGTTTCATAAATTTTATGATGTCTAAACTATTTAACCATTCATTTTTATTTTTTTTCCATGTTGCTGGTGCATCTGGTGAAAATAAATTGTCTGCTTTTTCTTTTTCTATTTCTGTTTTAAATAAATTATCTTTTATCCAACATGCTTCTTTATCGCATGTATTTTTCATATAATTTCCCATTTCCTCCCATATTTTTTTTAAATCATTACTAACTATCTTCGAGTCAGGATGTTTCATATTCCACACATCCTTCATCTTAAATAAAACTTCCGGAGTATAGCAAGAAAAATCTAAATAATCACCCTTTTTTTTTGGAGCACATTGCGACTTTTTTAATTTTAATTCTTCTTTACGCAATCTTCTTTTTCTTCTTTTCATACCTCCCTTTTTTGCTGTTCTTCTTTTTACTGTTCTTCTTTTTGCTGTTCTTCTTTTTGCTCTTCTTTTTCTTCCTCTTTTTGTTTTACCTGTTTTACTTAATTTCATCATATATATAAATTAGATTTAATTAAAAAAAATTTGAAAATAATTTGAAAAGAATTTGAAAAGAATTTGGAAAAATTTGAAAAGAATTTATTCAAATGTTATTTTTTTGGGCATAACTGTTTTTTTTGCTTTCCTTTTCTTTTTTTTCTTCTTAACAAAATCGCCAATGTTTTTTACCTTTGGTTCTGGTTTTTTCATTATAGCTATATCTAATTTTGACAAATCCATCTTTATATACTCTTTTTTTTCCTTTTCTTTCATTAAATGATATTGCGACTGAACAACATTCATTTTCTTTGTGAAATGTAAATGTTCTTTGATTTTCACAAAATATCTATAAAATATTGCATCAATATCACTAGAAATTGAATCGCCATCAATTAATCTCTCCGTAATCTTAATTATATCCTTTTTATGTTTTTTAATTTCTTCCATATCGATATTTTTTTCTTCTTTTATCTTCTTCATTCTAGATATATTTGATGGGTTCATCAAATACATCATATCAATATAATTTTGAGATATATCACACATTATAATAGTGTAATACATTATAATACTCATATTTTTACGTTTTTCATTTGTTGTCTTGTATGGTTAAAAAATAAATCATTGGAAATATTACATTCATCCGGGTTAAATGGTGTCAATACTTCTTCCTTTTGTAATAATTGAAACGGTTGTTTATAATTACTAGCTGTGGGAACAGTACTATTAAATAAATCACTACCGCTTCCCGGTATAAAATCGGTCTGGGGACATTTTTGTAATGCATTAAATCTATTAAATAATAATGATTCTTTATCTACATTATTACTATATGCTGCATAAGGACCACCTACACCAGGATGAAAATCATGTTTCATATTATAATCCTTAAAATTACCCTTTTTTACTGTTGTTTTTTTTCTTGAATCGATTGTTGGCATAACTGTTCTTCGATTGCTAATAGACCTTGAAAAATATTTTGGTGTCATTTGTTTACTCGATAAATTTCTATTATATGTCCTATCATTTAAATCTTGTGTTCTTGCCTGCTGGCATACATATACTTCTTGAATTTTAGATTCCATTTTATATATACAATACTAAAATATTAAAAAAAATAGTTTAAAACAAATTACCAATTTATTATAGTAATGTGTGGAATTTTTTCAATTTTGAACAATCATTATGATACAGGAATTGTTAAAGATAATTTTAACAAAGGTAAAAATAGAGGTCCTGAAAATAGCAAGTTAATTAAAATTAACAATGTTATATTGGGATTTCATCGGTTGGCTATTAATGGTTATAATGACATAAATTCCAATCAACCATTCAATATTGACAATATTCACTTAATCTGCAATGGAGAAGTTTATAATTGGAAAGAATTATATAAAATCGTTAATGTTAAACCTAATAGTAAATCAGATTGTGAAATTATCATCCACTTATATAGAAAATATGGTATTAAACAAACTTTACAAATGTTAGATGGTGTTTTTGCATTTCTTTTATATGATGCAAATGTAAATAAAATTTATATTGCACGTGATACATATGGTGTAAGACCATTATTTATTAAAGAAGATTACAAAAAAAATCCATTATCTTTTGAAGAAATGTCGGCAATTTGCGTAGCTTCAGAACTTAAACAATTGGTTGGACTAGACCAGAAAAACAATATTCGTCAATTTACACCTGGAACATATTCTGTATACAATATCAATGATTTATTTACAACATGTAGTATTAAAGAAGAAGTATTTTCTAAATGTTCGGCTTTTCCAAAAAATTTTTCAAATAATTTATCTGAAAATGAAATTAATTATGCCTGTAAAGATATTAGAAAATCATTGATTAGCGCCGTTGTCAAAAGAATAGATAATACTCAAAGAGATATTGCTTGCCTACTTTCGGGTGGTCTAGATAGTAGTTTGATAGCCGCTTTAGTAAATAAACATAAGAAAAATAATGAAAAATTATCAACGTGGAGCATTGGTTTGGAAGGTTCTGAAGATTTAAAATATGCTAGAATAGTAGCCGACCATATTGATTCAGACCATCATGAAATAGTAGTAACAGAAGAACATTTCCTTTCTTTTATTGAAAGGGTTGTTTATGATATTGAAAGCTATGATACTACCACTGTAAGAGCTAGTATGGGAAATTGGTTAATTTCCAAATATATTGCTGAAAATAGTAATTGTAAAGTTGTATTTAATGGCGATGGTTCGGATGAGGTGTGTGGCGGTTATATGTATTTTCATTTGGCACCAGATAGCATCGAGTTTGATAAAGAATGCCGAAAACTATTAAATAATATACATTATTTTGATGTATTGAGGTCTGATAAAAGTATTTCATCACATGGTTTAGAACCCCGGACACCGTTTTTAGATAAAAGCTTTGTTGAAACTTATCTATCAATAAATCCTAATATGCGAAATCATGTTTTTATGGGAAAATGTGAAAAATATTTATTACGACGAGCTTTTTCTGGTACTGATTTATTGCCTAAATCAGTATTGTGGAGAACAAAAGAAGCTTTCAGTGACGGTGTAAGTTCTAATAAAAAATCGTGGTTTTCTATTTTACAAGACCATATTCAAGATAACATATTTAAAACGACAAATAATAATATGTTGAAATCGCAGAAAATATTCTATACTTTCAATGAACCAAAAACACTTGAACAATTGCATTATAGAATGATTTTTGAATCATATTATCCCTCTCAATCTCATTTAATCCCACGTTTTTGGATGCCAAATTACACAAATGCTACCGACGCCAGTGCAAGAACACTCGATATTTATAAAAAACAAAATGAAACGCAAAATGAAACACAAAATGAAACGCAAAAGGAAACACAAAAGGAAACACCACTTGGATATTTTTTATAATTTATAAAAAAAAAATATATATTTTTATAATTTATTAAAAAAAAATATATATTATAAATTAAATGGAAAATATAAAAAATGAAAACAATAAAAAAGATAAATGGTCTTGTTATATAATTGAAAACAACGGTTATACATATGTTGGTGTCTCAAATGATGTTGATAAACGCCTTCGTGCACACAATTGTGAAATAAAAGGCGGTGCCAAATATACAACTAGTAAAGGACCCGGATGGAAACATATCTGCGTAATCAGTGGGTTTCCTACAAAAATAGAATCAATGCAATTTGAATGGGCTCTTAAACATGTACCACCTAGAAATGCAGGAGGTATTAAAAATAGAATAAGAAAACTACACATTTTATTCAATAAAAGAAGATGGACTAGCAAAGCTCCATTGGCGGTCACCGTCCCACTAACTATTAAATGGACAGATGGTTATAAACCTGAACATTTTATTCTACCATCATATATAACTGAAGAATTATAAATTATTGCGAATAAATGACAACAAACCAATAACCACGTCAAATAATAAAGGTATATATGCAAATTTACTTTTACCAATAGCCAAATAAGCAAAAGAAAAATATAATAATGAGTGTAACAGTCTCAAATATCCCCACCAAGCTTTTTGATTAAATGCTCCTCTTTTTCTTATATTGGTGAAATAAATAATAAGAAAATCAGTTGCCGGAACCAATGCTATATAACCTAACATTGGTAATGATTTTTTATTTATTTTCTTTGCTATTAAAACAAACGATATTCTAACAAGCAAACATCCAAAAAAAAATAAAATAAACTTTTTAAGATTCATATGAATTATAAAAAGATTTATATTTTTTCATCTCTTGATTTTTGTTCTTTTTTGGTTTTTCTTGTTCTTTTTTGTTCTTTTTTGGTTTTTCTTGTTCTTTTTTGTTTTTCTTTGGTTTTTCTTGTTTTTCTTGGTTTTTGTTTTCATATTCCCTTTTAATAAGAATTTTTTAACTTGTTTCTCAATTTTATAACCTATTTTATTAAATTCTTTTAAATTAACACTAGTTTTGCAACTTTTCATTACATGTATTTTTTTATTAAATAAAAATTCTTGTTTTTTTGATAGATTCGTTATTGATTTATATTTCATTATCATTTCTTTATAAGGATAATTATAAATATATCTTTTTAACTGTAAATATGTTACTTTTGGATGAAACATTTCTTCATGATATTGGTCATCCAAAAAAAGTATTTCATCTTTTTTTGTTAAGTGACCGCATCGAAGTAAATCTTTATATTTTTTATCCCATCCAGAACGATTTGGTTCTATTATTTTCCCATCGTACTTCCAACCACAAATAACTCTATCGAAAAGTTTATAATTTATTTTTTTTTCAATATATGACTTTATTCTATGAACCCACATTTTACATCCTGTATTATTTGTATAAATCATAACTTTCACATCTTTTCGTTTTCTTTTCTCATTTTTTAAAAATTTCATAATTTTAAAAATACGCGGACGAAATACTTTTGGATACAAATCCAATATTCTATTGAAATGTTCTCTTGTAACAACTTTACCATATAATTTTTTCAAAAACCAGTCCAAACCAGATAATTGCACAAAATGACCTATAGTATCATCCAAATCAAAAACAACAACTTTATTCATATAAATAATAACAATATTATTTCTTTTCCACATTTTTTATCGACCTTAATTTCCTTTTTTTATATTCAACTTTATATAAAATATAAGACCAAATGCATCCCATAAAATATAAAGGAGTACACAAATAATAATAAATATTTCCATTTTTTTCTTCAGTGTACACAAAAATTAATTCATTATACATATAATATCCAACAACAATACATCTTAAAAATGAATAAATATATAATTGTACAAATTTTAAAAGGTCTATTTTTATAGCATGATTTTCACCTTTTTTTCTTAATTGTAAATAATGATAAATTACATTTCCCGGTATATTAGATAATTCAGTAAAAATTAATAGAGTATACCAATTACTATTAATATCAGAATTTAACATATACAATGAAACAATAACGTGATGATAAATTAAAATAATATTATTTATTGACAAATTTCTATCTTTAATAAATGTTAATGCATCATAAAAGAAAAAACTACAACTATTATATAAAATAACGCTTTTTGTTGTTTTATAACCAAACGATAAATAAATGATTGATAATACTATTGTACTAAAAATATGATATAACGATACAAAATTATTAATAATTTTTTTACTGCTTCCTACTTTAATATTTTTTATTTCGTTTTCTATAAACGAATAAAAAGCAAATCCTAAAAATAAACCTAACATAATATTATAAAAAATATACCTATATTTTTAAATGTTTTTATAATGTATTTTATAATACATTATAAAATATATTAGGAAATATATTAGAAAATATATTAGAAAATATATTAGAAAATACATGGTTAAAAAGAATAATAAATCTAAAAGAAAATATAAAATGAAACCTAAAAAGAAAAAGGCAAATATACCGAAAGCTATTAGAGAACAGTGTTGGATTAAAACATTTGGAGAAAAATATAAATCTAAATGTTTTATAAATTGGTGTAAAAATGATATCAATGTATTTGACTTTCACGTTGGTCATGATAAACCCGAGTCAAAGGGGGGAACATTAAACGTAGATAATCTAAAACCTATTTGCGCTAGATGTAACTTAAGTATGAGTAATAATTTTTCAATTAAAGAATGGAATAAACTAAATGGTGGCCAAAAAGAATGTTGTATTATATCTTAATTTTCTTTATTGATAATAAACTTTGTATTTTTTTACTTAATGATGGTGCATTTAATCCCAAAGAAACACCAACCGTAGTTGCTGTAATTATTGAATCAGTATTTATAAAACGCAACTTTCTATTATGAATATATTCTATAAAAGGATAAAATATAAACCCTTGGTATAAAAATAATACTAAAGAAATAAATAACAATTGTGCTAAAATTTCTATCAATACAATTATTGTGTTCGTAGCTTTATTATATCTTGGAAATATTTGCAAACCCATTTTACTTACTACAATTGTGCCAATTACCCATAAAGTTATCATTATAAAAATAGATATCCAATCAAATTCAGGAATTGTTAAATTTTGCTCTTTGTATGTTTTTTTTGGTAAATTAAAACCTCTTTGCAAAACTGCATTATTTGACATAGATATAAATTGTCTATATTATTTTTTTAAATAATCTAAAACAGATAAAATAATATTTTCCTGATTATTTAATTTTTGAAATATTATAACTTCGTCAAATTTTATTTGGAAAACTTGATTTCTTGAATTTTTACAAATTATCTTAACCATTTCATTTTCAAAAATATAATCTACAAAAAAAGCACCGTTTGTCAAATTTATTTTTTCTGGATTTTTCAAAGATATCCATCGTATATAATTTCCAAATTGCAAATCACTTAAATCACTACAATATCTATACTTTTTCAATTTTTTATGATATAATTTCAAAGTTTCTCTGTCTAATTGTAATTTTTGCAAAATATTGTTTTTTATCGTTTTTATCTTAATAGAATCCAAATTTACCATTGAGGAATTTTCTTCGTTCTCTAAAGCGTCGATTAATAAATCTACATCATTTTCACTCATATATATATTGTTATATTTTATATTTAAATACATAAGGAAAAAAAATATAGCATTTTTACCCCCATTTTTACACTTTTTTTTTACACTTTTTTTTATAAATTATTTTTTTTGAACAAAATGTTATATCAATAACAATATTTTTTATTTTTTTTTTTTTTTTATTATAAAAATTAAAAAAAAAAGTCGGTTTTTTTCGTTTTTTTTGCACTTTTTTTTTTGAACATTTTGAAAAAAAAAATTCACCAACTTGTTTTTTCGATTTTTAAACCATATGTTTGTCTTATACTAAATAAATAAATATGTGTTTATTACCAACCCAAAAAGTTTGAGCGATTTTTTTTCAAATTGATCATCCGAAAATCGATTTTGGACATTTTTGAAATGTCCAAATCGCGTTTTTCAGAAAAAGAATGGACAAAAAATCGCTCAAACTTTCTGAATACCTAGGTAATAGGAATGACCAAAAAAAATTTGATTATGAAATGAGAGCATCCTTATGGTAAGAGCAAATTTTTTTTGGAAAGTTTGAAAAAAAAAAAATAGAAAAATGAAGAAAAAGTATTTAGGGGTTTTTTTTGTTATCCATATATAAAGAAAAATGGATAACGAAATGGATAACTTTTTAAAAAGTGAAAAACCGCGAAAAAGTGAAAAAGACCAAATTTCATCAAAAAAAAAAAATTTAAAAAAAAAAGTCGCAGACCATGGCGGAAATACAATGCTAAATAAGTATGACATGCTAAAAAATACATACGGTTCATATTATTGCTCTTATTGTGATTTCGATACAGTAAATTTAAAGGATTATAAAAGACACATTACAACAAAAAAACATTGCATTCTTACCCCCAAAAAAACACCAGATTGCAACAGCATAAAGGTAAGCCAGTTTTTATGCGATTGTGGAAACAGGTATGAATACGCTTCTGGATTGTCAAAACACAAACTAAAATGCAAAAATAAAAAAAAAGCCAAAAAAGTCAAAAAAATCAAAAAAAAATCAAAAAAAAACGGCAAAAATGGCGATATTTTTGACAAAAATGTCGCCGAAAACAGCAAAAACGGCAAAAAACGCAAAAAACGCGAAATCGCTGAAAAAAAGGTTCTTAAGGTAACAAAAGATTTTCAACAAGCATGCGGCACATATAATTATGGTAACAACCATGTTTCAAAATGTGAAAAAATAGCAATAAATGACTTTGAGACGATAAAATTCACTTATGGTTCATACTATTGCATGTATTGTGATTTCGATACAAAAAATTTAAAGGACTATAAACGACATATTACGACAAAAAAACACCTTTTAGGGGTCCCCATTATAACCCCGAAAAACGTTACCAATAAGGTAAGAGAATTCAAATGTGGATGTGGCAATATTTATAAATATGCATCAGGATTGTCAAAACATAGGATAACATGTAAAAAAAATAAAAAGCAAACAACTATGAAAAAAACGGTAAACGTAAATACGTCTTACAATGAAAATTATGAAGTTGATAATTTTACCAATGCTAACAAACACATTAATTCGCATGATACAGACATTGCTAAAATTATGAAGCAAACGTTAAATCAGTCTGAAACAATTAATAAGTTATTAGAACAGAATACTGTTTTGATTGAAAAGTTAAGTGAAAAACCGACAAATAATATAACATATCAAAATTGCGGAAATAAGAAAATGACAATAAACGTTTTTTTAAATGAGAAATGTAAAGATGCAATGAATTTAACAGATTTTGTAAATAATATGAATATATCTTTGGAAGATTTAATGTATACTAAAAATTATGGTTATAATAAAGGCATAAGTAATATTTTTGTGAAACATTTGAAAGATTTACAACCGAGCGAAAGACCAATTCACTGTAGTGATAAAAAAAGAATGCAATTTTATGTAAGAGATGAAAATAAATGGTTAAAAGATGAAAAGAATGAAAAAATAGATAAATCAATTCATGATTTAACTATAAAGCAGATAAAACATCTGAAAGAATGGGAAGTTCGAAATCCAAATTATTTACAAGATGAAAAATTATTATCTCAATGGCAGCAGTTGGTGCATGAAATAATGGGGCCATCGGATGACCCAACAAGAGAAAAAGACAAAGAATCCATAATGAAAACTCTGGGAAATACTGTGGAATTAAAAGATAGTTTGATAATTTCCACGAAAGATTAAATATGTATACTTTATATATGAAAACAATATCAAAAAAAATAAAAAATTTATTAATAAATGACAGAAAATATTTAACAATAGAAGATATAGTTAAATCTTTCAAAAAAGATTCTATCTTTATTACTTTGTTTTTTTCTACATTTATTACATCAATTCCATCACCAGCATATGGCTTTGGTAGTTCAACTATGCTTGGTGGAGCAATTTCATTTTTACTAGCTATTCAATTATTATTTAATTTTAAAAAAATATACTTACCTGCAATTAATAAAAAAAAAAAAATAAATTTAAAAAAAATAAATAAAAAAAAAAAAATAATTAACAAAATATTAGATATGTTTGAAATTATATTCAAAAAAAACAATGAAACATTATTATCGTATTTTTTAATAAAAATATCAGCTTTATTAATTTTATTTAATTCAATATTAATGATGCTACCTTTAATTTTAACCAATTGGTTACCATCAACCAGCATAACCTTATTAAGTATATCATATTTATTTAAAGATGGTAGATTTTTTCTTTTTTCTATATTTTTTTCTTTATTTGTAGCAATAACGTATATTAGTATTTTTAGATTATTATATCTTTTTTTTAAAAAGAGTAATAATTATTATGAAAGTATAAAAGAAATTTATAATTATGATAATATTATGCTTTTTTTTCGTAAAACTAAAAAAAAGATATTTAATAATGCGAACATCTTAAAAAAGTTACATTAAAATCGGTCAAAAATAATGGTATTAAATTACATATAGAACAATAATTATCATAACAATTAAATGTTGCTGGATGATATCTATACAATATTTTTTCATATAAATAATCAATATTTTGTAAATTATTATAAAATTTATTTAACTTTATAATATTAAAAACATCATAATTAGGAGAAAATTCGCAAATTTTCATGATAATATTTTCATCGAGTTTATTCATGATATTACATGTAGATATTTTAAAAACTAGAAAATGCACCAAAACCATCGTTGGCAGCCATAATCCCACCACCACCCATACTTTCAGCTATACCAGCCCCAAAAGAATTACCCATGCTTGATTGTTGTCCACCAGCTTGCAATTCAGGCGATTGATGCATTTGACTTTGAACGTTGTTTGCTTGTGGTTGCATCTGTCCATGTTGTCCAACATAATCAGCTCGGCTTGCTTGATGCGTAGGCATTGGTGGCTTTAATGCTTGGGTAGCACCCGATAATGGTTGGGTCACCTTTACAACAGAACTATCCTGTTCTTTTTGATTTTTATTACCGTCAACCTTGTCGCCAAAAATTCTTTCATACACTATATTTACTTTCTTACCATTTTCGCTGTTAAGTCCAATAAAAATTATTAAAAATGCGATATTCATGAAATTAATTTCTGCTAAATTATCGCCGCTAAATGTTGGTAAGTATGTAACCATTCTATGAATTATGTAAATACCTAACAAAAGTGTAATAGAATGGATAATAACTTCTCCTAAAAGTTCGATATTTCCTTTTTTCTCATCAAATTCTGGCATAATATTGGCAATACCTTTATTTAATAAATAAAATGGAACAATAACAATTACTAAATATTGTATGAGATTTGATAATTCGCTTTTTGTATCGCTGTCAAATCTCGTTATGTGTTTTATAAATCCAGAATCGGTTATATTACTGAATTTGCTTGTAATATTTTCTCCTGCATTTATTTGTTTACCACCTTCCATATGTTTTATAAAAAGAAATTAATATAAATTATTTTTAAATATTATTTAAAAAATAATTTAGAATAACTTATAATGATTAGAATGCACCCGGAATTACAATATTTATCTTTAATTAAAAATATAATTCAAAATGGAGTAAAGCAGAAAGGAAGAAATGGATACACGAAAACTGTAATTGGTGCATCCATGAGATTTCCTTTATTAAACAATGAAATCCCCTTAATTACTACTAAAAAATTGGCTTGGAAAAGCTGTTTAAAAGAATTATTATGGTTTATAAACGGCGAAACTGATAATACACTTTTACAAAAAGAGAATGTAAAAATATGGAACGACAATGCTTCAAGAGAATTTTTAGATTCGAGAGAATTATATCATTACGAAGAAAATGATTTGGGACCTATATATGGTTATCAATGGAGAAACTTTAACAAAAAATATACTAATAAAAGAAAACATAATAGGGATAAGAAAATAGCAAAATTTTTTGGAAAGGGAAATGAGATAGACCAACTTCAAGATATTATAAATTCTATAAAAAATCCTGAAAAAAACAGTAGCAGAAGATTAATTATGACGGCCTGGAATCCATGCCAATTAAAATATATGGCTTTACCACCATGTCACGTATTATCACAATTTCATGTTTTAAATAATAAATTGTCGTGCACAATGTATCAAAGAAGCGGTGATGTAGGTTTAGGAATACCTTTTAATATTGCATCATACTCATTTTTAACAATATTATTGGCTCACCATTGTGGATTAGAACCGGGGGAATTTATCCATTTTGTCGGTAATGCACATATATACGAAGAACATGAAGAAGCTCTTTCGGAACAAACAAAAAGAGACCCATTATTTTTCCCAAAATGTTACATAAATAAAAAGTATAATGATATAGATTATTATAAGGTTGAAGATTTTGTAATAAAAAATTACAAACATCACGACAAAATAAAAATGAAAATGAAAGCATAAATTCGTTATTAAATTTTAATTATTATATATCAATAATTAAAATGAGTCGATTTGAAAGAAGATTAGGTGCTAAAAGTAGTTCCCCAAGACCGGGTCAAGCTGTATGCAAAATACCCAAAAACAATAATAATGTTTTATCTGGTTTTATAAATATTCAGGAAAAAAATACAAATTCGCAAAACACAGGGTTATCAAATTCGCAAAACATGATGTTATCAAATAATCAAGAAAATAAGATATTTGTTGAAGAAGTTATAGAAGAAGAAGAAGATTCAAGAATTAAAAAAATAATGACGGTAAATGAACAATTAAAAAAAGCAATGGAAAATATAAGAGACAAAAATATAAGATTAATCTATGGTCATGAAATTAGATTAAATACATTGGAATTAAATTTAGATTGTTTAAATGAAATTAAATATACAAGGTTATTTGATGAACAGAAAAAAAATGAAAAGCAACAATTGGTAATAAATAACAGTGAAAAAATAGAAGAATTAAATAAAAAATATAATAATTTACAGTTAAATATAAATGAAAATAAAGAAAACAATGACGAAAAATTAAAAAAAAGAGAAAATGATTTAGAGGTTGAAAAAGAAAAGATTAATAATTTTGAAAATATTTTTATTAAATTACAAAATAATATAATAAATTTTGAAAATAATAATAATGAAATTTCAAGAAAAATTGAAGAAATATTAAATAAAAATATTCAAAATGACGAAAAAAATAAAACAGATAAAGAAAACGAAAGGCAAATTCTAGAAAACGAAAGGCAAATACAAGAAAACGAAAGGCAAATGCGAGAAAACGAGATAAATGAATTAAAAAATAAAAATAAAAAATTATTTAGCATACTAAAAAAAATTGCTAATAAAATGGAAAATTCAAAAGATATTATAAAAGAAATAAATAAAATAAATAAAAATTAAATTGAATATTTTAAATAATAATAACATTTTTAATTATTTAAAACAATGAAAGTTACAATTGTAGACAAAGAAAAAGTAATAAAGTTCGCTATTATTTTTAGCAACTTAAAGGCAGAATACAAAGAAACCAATCTTTACTTTAGAAAAGATGGTCTATATTTCCAAATGATGGACTCAAGTCAAATTTCAATGGTAGAGTTAAACATAAAAAAAGAATGGTTCAATGAATATAATATTGATATCGAACAAGTGTTTGGAATACATATCGAAACATTTGATAAAATTCTGTCATGTATAGATAAAAATTATACAATAGAATTAAACATCGAAGAAAACAAAGATAAATTAAATATTGTTTTAACAGACGGAAAAATTATTAAAGAATATGATATGAATTTATTGGATTTGGACGCTGCAGTTTTTGATATACCTGAAATAGAATATACTGCAGATATTATTTTAGAATCGTCAATCTTTAAAGATTATATAAATGAATTAATAATGTTCGGCGATGAATTAAAATTATCGTGTAGTGAAAAAGAAATAGTGCTGTCTACGGATTGTGATGAAGGTAAATCAAAAATTATTATAAATGAAGAATATTTAGAAGAATATGGTATCGAAGAAGAAGCAGAAATTGGACTTATTTATTCAATAAAAATAATTAAAATTATTTCAAATTTTGTAAAATTAAACAAATTAACAAATATTCATGTTTCTGAAGATAAACCTTTAAAAATAGAATATAAATTAGACGACGGGGATGAAAATAAATTATCATTCTTTTTAGCTCCAAAAATGGTTGATTAATACGGTAGAATTTTAATATTCATTTCTATAATATCTTTATTATTACCAAATGAAAATTTTTTTAACAGTTGTAATATTTAGTGTAGTGCTTTTTTTATATATCCATATGCATTTTCATTTAAAAACAAGCAATGACCTAGAAGTTTATACAATAGAAAATGTATCAAAAGACAGACTGGAAGAAATCTGTAATTTAAAACAACCAGTATTATTTGACTATAGAAATGAAAATTTATTAGAATTAGCAAATATTACTAAAATGGAAGAATTATATGGCGCTTTCGATGTAAAAATTAGAAATATTGAAGATAAAGATAAAGATAAGGAAATTTATTTGCCAATTTTATTAAGCGAAGTTGTAAAATTATTTCAAAATAAAATAAATAATAAAATAATTATTGAAAATAATGCTGATTTTTTAGAAGAAACTGGATTACTAAAAACATTTAGATATAATGATTCATTTTTAAGACCACCACTTGTTTCAATATGTAAATATGATTTTATGTCAGGAAGCGAAGAATCATTTACACCATTAAGATATAATATAAGCCACCGAAATTACTTTTTAGTAACTAGTGGATTAATAAATATGAAACTAATTCCACCTAAAAATGGAAAATACCTGCAAAAAGAAAACGATTATGATATTTTTGAATTTGGCTCACCAGTTGACCCATGGGAAGTCCAAGATGAATATAAACCAGAATTTGATAAAGTAAAAGTCCTTGATTTAGAATTAAGAGCCGGACAAATCATAAATATACCACCTTATTGGTGGTATTCCATTAAATATAAAAAGGTTTCCAGTATATGTTGCTTTGAATATAGAACATACATGAGCACTGTTTCTATATTACCTAATTTACTGCTTGGGTTATTACAACAACAAAATATTAAGAGGGAAATAGCTGACAAAATAAGTTTTTAAGTTTTATAAAAAAATAAAAAATAAAAACTTATAAATCGAATTTTCTTTGTGTGTAATTAAATGTGTGGTTTTTTTTATCTACTAAAAAACACAAAGCATCCGATATAGGCAATATACAATTATCAACATTATTTGAATTTATTTCATACAATGCTGATGAATTTGTATTTATTAATATTTTATTTTTTGATAAATCAATTATCCTGTCTGTTATTTTTTCCATATGCCAACAAGTTTCGCTCGGTTTTTTTATTAAACACCAAAATTTTTCAAAATTATAGCTATAAAAATTACGCATTTTATCATAAGGACTGGTGGTAAATGTTGATAATCGTCGTATTTTATCATCTGTTATGTTTTCATTAAAACTACTTGACCAACCCATAAATTCCACTTCATAAACATTTTTTTTTATTGTAGCTTTTTTTTTATCCATTATAAATTTATATTTTACACAAATATTAATAATTTTGGCTGGACACCAAGCATTTAAAAAATCTTTAGCATCTATAAAATCACCAATCTTATAAATTTCATTATCTTGTTTCAAATCACTTGGTGGTAAAGGCCAATTATTTAAATTATAATATAACCATTTTTTTTCCAAACAATCATTTTTTAAATGTTCAGTCTTATCTTCTCTCGACATTTTAACCGTATTCATAAATTCAATATATTGTTTATAATCTATTGTATTTGTCAATTCTTTCGTCGTATTTTTCGATAAACAAAATAATTTTTTAAACGAAGAAGAAAAAAAAAGAAAAATAAAAATATAATTACTTACATCTGTAGGAAGAAAAATATTCATGTTTTTTTATATATATTATATTTATAAAATATTTATAAAATATTTATAAAATACTTATAAAATATTTATAAAATACTTATAAAATAATTTGTTATTATATATTATAATGCTTAATAAAGCGATAGATTTTTTGAATACTGACAAAATGGTAGAAAACTCCTTTTATTTGACATATGTTTTTTTAATGACAACCGCAACAATAACATTTATTGAGGCAATGCGAACAAAGAATAAAAAGGTAAGACATATATTGAATTTAGAAACATGTATTTCAGTTGTTGCCGCATTTTTTTATGGTAAATTTATGACTATGGTTGAAAAACCATCGGTTGATTATAGAGAAATAAACATGACTCGATATGTTGACTGGGTTATTACAACACCAATTATGCTTCTTGTTCTTTGTTTAGCATTTTTATATAATACAGGAGGTCAATTAAGGTTTGTAACATTTCTTAAAATATTGGCAATGAACTTCTTAATGTTGTTTTCCGGGTATGCAGGCGAAACAAATATTATTAATAAAACAACTGGTTGTATTGCAGGAATGATACTTTTCTTCGCATTATACGGTTTTATTTATTATAAATTTATCGCAAAAAAACCATTATTTGATAATAAAATCTTATATTGGTCGTTTTTCACGTTTTGGATATGTTATGGACTTGTTTATTACCAACAAGATAAATTGAAAAATGTCGCGTTTAATTATTTAGATTTATTCGCAAAATGTTTCGTCGGTATTTTCTTCTGGGCCTACTTTACAAAAGTTTTCACTTTGAAAAAAGGCATATATTAAAAATTGATTTTTATTATTTTTATTATAAAATAATAAGAAATAATAATGAATTATAAAATTTATGTTGATGACCGAAATTATGATTCTTGGTATTTATATGATGCATCGACAATGAAAAATATAGAAAAAAACGAAAATATATCACCCATTAAATCTAAATTATTTAATAATGATATTTTCACGTTTGATGGGAACAATGTAAAAATATTACATTCAGTTATCCGCAAAAGTAAATTTATTTCCGGGGTCCTTGTATTAAAAAATAACAAAACATACGGTAAATTTAAAAATAAATATTTTTATAAATGCATTCCAGATGATAAACGTATCCCAGAATTTCTAATTCCATACAAACCACATATTAAATTTTTAAAAAACCAGGTTAATAAATATATTGTATTCCGTTTTATAAATTGGAAAAATAAACATCCAAAGGGGCAAATACAACAAACTATAGGTGATGTAACCGAACTGTCTAGTTATTATGAATACCAAATGTATTGTAAAAGTTTATATGATTCTATCGCCAATTTAAAAAAAACGACGAAGGAAAAATTAAAACAACATGGTGAAGAGTATTACACAAAACTCATTATGGATAAATATACCATTGAGAATAGACTTAACAATGAAAATATAATTACAATTGATTCAAAAGGTTCCAAAGACTTGGATGATGCCATTGGTTATAAAGATATAAGTGAAACTGAAATAATGGTAAGCGTTTATATTACAAATATTACATTTTGGTTTGATGTTCTCGACCTTTGGGATTCATTCTCAAACAGAATAGCAACCATTTATTTACCAGATAGAAAAAGACCAATGTTACCAACTATTCTATCTGATGATATAAGCAGCCTCCTTGAAAATAAAAATAGATTTGCGTTCACTTTAGACATTATTATTGAAAAAGATAGTGGAAAAATAATAAATCATTCATTTAAAAATACTATAATAAAGATTGATACTAATCTGCGTCACGGGACTGACCAATTAAAAAACAATTATGTGTTTCAAACGTTGACCAAAATATGCAAAAAAATGAACAAAAAGAAAATTTATTTAGATTCAGTAGTTAATTCGGGTGAAATTGTTTCATATTATATGGTTTTGATGAATTATTTGTCTGCTTTACAACTTGGTAAATTTAAAACCGGTATTTATCGTTTTGCAAAAGAAAACAAGGACTATGAGGCTCCAGAAAACATTAGCAAAGATGTTAAGAAATTTTTGAAAATTTGGAATTCAATGGGGGGTAAATATTGCAAATATGATGATGTTTCTGCACATGAAATGTTAAAATTAGAATCATATCTTCACATAACAAGTCCCAATAGAAGATTGGTTGATATGTTGAATATGATTGTGTTTCAGGATAAACTTGGAATAATGAAGATAAGTGATAAAGCACAACAATTTTATGATAAATGGTTAAAATCGATGGATTATATAAATGATACAATGCGTTCTATTAGAAAAGTGCAAAATGATTGTTCTTTATTAAACTTATGTTCGAAAAATAAAGAACTTACAAAAAAAGTTTTGAACGGGTTTGTTTTTGATAAAATACAAAGGAATGATAAACTATTTCAATATTTGGTATATTTACCTGAAATAAAAATGACAAATCGCGTTACAACAATGGATGATTTGATAAATCTCTCCGAATATCAATTCAAAATCTATATATTTATGGATGAAATAAAATTAAAACAAAAAATTCGTATTTTATTATCAGAATGATACAATTTGATTTTATATTTTATATTTTGATTTTATATTTTTATATTTTGATTTTATATTTTATATTTTGATTTTATATTTTTATATTTTGATTTTATATTTTTATATTTTGATTTTATATTTTTATATTTTGATTTTATATATATGAGTGAGACAGAGGAATTGGTTTGGCACGGACAACAAGAAAATATCCTAAAAAAATGGGGGGAAATTGGTTCATCATACCGCTTTATGCACGATAGAG